ATTTGATATACATTAGGTAACAGATGGGTTAAGGTGTGCTATTTACTATCTTTATTATTCCAATACGATTTATTTTGTTAGTTAAATACCTGATTTGTAGATAGTTATATATTTCTTTGTTTTTGATGAGTAACAAAATAGCAACAATGATATGTTAATCTTTGCAAAGTAACTAACTTGCCCACAACAAAGATACGAATTAAATCTTATTCACAATTAATTTTCAAAAAGACTTTAACTTAGATTAACATTGTGTCGTTTCGTATATCTAATGTATATCCATTTCCCTAAAAATCCAATTTCATTTACATTCAACAAATTTTAGCATTTGGCGGTTCCAAAAAATGTTTCTATCTTTGCATCGTCAAAATTGCGATTGACACATACAGATTTGTCCTCCTTTCAGGCTTTAAGCCTACGAGATATGGAATCCCTTGGTTAGCGCAACATGACCTTGGGATTCCTCTTTTTTATCCCAGAGTTTTTGACAAGACAAGATGGAAGACTATGGGCTAGATACCTTCCGATTCATCAAGTCTATAAATTGCAAGGAAGACCGCATGGCAAATCGTAGGAACTAATAGCAGAAGACGAGCGGAGGGGAATCTACTCCTTATGCTGCTTAGGTTAACTGATGTAGAATTATCAAGTGACCAGATGATGGGGGTTGACGGAACTCATCCATGACATCTTAGGTTTTCTGATGCGCTCACACACGTGTGCGTTAAGGGGAACCTAGAATCCAAAGGAATCAAAAATCTATCCATTTTAAATTTTATAGTATATGAATAAAAAATTAGAGATATGGATAAGGGAAAATCGTAGAAAATTAATTTCTACACGCCCTAAAGCGGAGAGGTTCTTGTTAGAGAAGTTGCCTCGAAAATATAAAAAGTCGGCAAAGATACAGCATCCTATAGTTGTTAACGACCATGTATATTTTATAGATATTTATCTTCCAAGCATTCAGGTCGCTATTGAGGTTGATGGGTGGTCTCATGCTGACAGACAAGAAAAAGACAAAATCAGAGATAAAGAACTTTTGGGTTTAAACATTAAAACACTTCGTATTAGTAACACCGAAGTTTTTGTTGATGATATAAGGAACTTGTTTGTTGAAGCTGTCAAAGATTACCCTCCAATTAAGAAACTTACAAAAAAGGAGAAGAGGGATAGAATCGAAAAGCAAAGAGAAAAATTGAAAGAGATATTTCAGAATATTAAAGATAAATAGCTTATGGAATTGAATGAATTGATTAGAAGTGCCCTGAGTGATGCTAAGTGGTTAATTGCTAAGGGCGGCACGGATAGGGCAGAAGTCTTGAATCGTGTGCTGGGTAATATTGATGATGCTTTGAAGGAACTGGATGGTGCAGACCTCATTGACCTCAACAAGGTATGGCATCAGGCGAAAGATGTTATGCCACCAAGAATTTATGGTGGCAATCATGCAGACTTGCTGTGTGTGCATCAGTTCAAGCCTACCTCTCATCCTATCCTTACTCATGAAGAGTACTGCCCTGAGGAGGAAGCGTATCTTAAAGCGAGTCCGAATGACTGGTGGTGCAGAACTGGGGATTTGTTGAAGAAGGAACATCGTGAACTTTATTGGAGATAGATATATTAATTTAAATTTAAGATTATGAGTGAATTATATTGGTTAGGTGTTTTGGGCAACTTGCATGCTTGTGGTGAAGTTGTCGTTTTTTTATCTATTTTAGTGTTACTTGGTTTAGGTATCTGGACGATTACGTTCGGTTCTGATTATGAAGAACCTTTTAAAATGATAAAAAGAAAGATTAAGTGTTCTATATATGCTTTGGTTTTTGGTGCAACTATTTGTGTATTCATCCCTTCCACAAAGAGTCTGCTTATCATCTATGGAGTAGGTGGCACTATTGATTATCTCAAAGAAAACAAGGATGCTAATAAGATTCCTGATAAGTGCATTAAGGCTCTTGACAAGTATCTTGATGATGCGTTGAAGGAAGACAAAGATAAGGAGTAACTATGGTATCAGAATCAGCAAATTATTATAGAACTCACCCAGCAGCTAGGGCACGAAAGGCTTCCTACGATACTAAGTTCGAGTCTTCCCCTGCTCAGAAGGCTAAGCGTAGGGAATTGGCTCGGCACAACGCTGCCCACGATAAGAAGTATGGGGCAGTTTCTCGCAAGGGTATGGATGCCAGTCACACGAAGTCAGGAATTAGGTATAAACCATCATCGGTGAATCGTGGTTCCAAGACGGATATGGCTGGGGATAGAAGGGCTAGAGGCGGTCGCTTATAGTGAATAAAAGAATAGGGAGTGCTCACGCATTCCCTATTTTGTTATCCTAACAATCTTAAAACCTATAAACTAAAAAACCTATGAAAAAAAACAATCGTTCTTCTTAATTATGATAAATTCAATTTAACCTTCCTCTTCTGACATCTGTCTCAACTTCTCGGTGAGGGCATTGTGAACCTCACGCTTATCGTCAAGAGTGACGGTCTGTAGCTTAGGGCAATTAAACTCCAATATCTTGATAAAGGTTGCCACCTTATCCTTAGGCTCGCACTTATACCAAGCAGCCATGAAGTCTTCCCAAGCCTCTCTAGAAAAGTCGGCACACAGCTCACGAAACTCCTTTGTGATAGGAGACTCGTACCCTTTCTGCTTACCTCCAGTCTTCGGTCTTCCCTTCTCGAACTGACCTTTTGAATTTCTATCTACTGCCATTTTCTTTATCTATTAATGCCGCAAAGGTACTAATTATTATTTATATGCGAGTTTTATCCGTTAATAATCGAATCAGCAACACGAGTATTAACGGATAAAATACGATTTTCGGCTAGTATTATTACCTTTGCCACATTATTAATAATTAAAATACATATATATGTTAGGAGCATTAATTGGGGCAGGTCTTGGACTTGCAAGTAGTATTGCTGGCGGTGTCGCTAACCGCAAGGCGAGACGTAAGCAGGAGCAGATGATTGCCCAGCAACAGAGAGATAATCAGGCGTGGTATGACAGAACATATAATGCCGACCCAACCAAGCGTGCAGATACCGTGCGCTTGCTTACTCAGATGCAGGAGCAGATTAAGAACCGCAATAAGGCTGCTAAGGGAAGACAGGCGGTAATGGGCGGTACGGAAGATTCAACTACTGCGGTGAAGGAAGCGAACAATAAGGCTCTTGCAGATACTACCTCACAGATTGTAGCTGCAAATGATGCTCGCAAGGATAACATCGAGCAGCAGTATAGAGAGCGCAAGAATCAGTTGAATAATCAGCAGATGGGTATTGAAGCTGAGAAGGCTGCTGATACCGCTAATGCCGTTGCTGGTGTGGCTGGTACTGCTGCCAACATCGCTGCAACGATTGATAGTGGTGCTGGTGGAGTAAAGAAGACTCCGAATATGAATGTGACTCAGGAGCAGTTGGATGGTATCGCAAAGAATCCGAATGATGTTCTTGGATTGAAGGCGAAGACTACTGGGTTGCCATCGCAAGGCGACCTGAATAGTCTTGGTGCGAAATTGCAGGAACAGAAAGTAAAAGCATAGCCTATGAAAGCATCAGATATGTTACGAAACAATAATGGCTTGAAGACTACACAGCGTGTACTCAACAAGCAGCAGAGTGGGGTGGATGCCGCTCAGAAGGTGGCACAGACTCAGGCTCCAGTCTTCACCCAGCAGCAACTTGATGCAGCTGGCAAGAAGGTTGACCAGATGAATGCTGCCACTCCCACCGATGATGCGATGAATGCGGCTAGGGCTAAAACCATCGCTACACAACAAGCCATCGCCAATGGGGTAGATGTGAATCAGGGTGCTCCAAGCGATGAGGAGGATAAACCATCTGTCCCTATCGTGAAAAAGGAAGAGCCGAAACCTCAGCCAAAGCAGCTATCTTACGCTGATATGTATAAGATGCTGAATCCTGATGTTACTGAGACTGCTGAGCAGAAGGCGAACAGAGAGAAGAAGGAGCGCACAAAGGCTCGTATCGCTGCCCTAGGTGATGGTCTCCGTGCGCTTTCCAATATTTACTTCGCTACCAAGGGAGCCAAGGTGGTACACTATCCTGAGTCGGATATGACTAAGGAGGTGAATAAGCGCAAGGCATTTATGGATGAGCAGAGGGAAAAGAATCGGGCATCATGGCTGGCTGGGTATCAGAGGGCACTTGCTCTTGATGAGGAAGCGAGAAAGAATAACCTGACTCTAGCTGAGCAGATGAGGTATCACGATATGCAGAACGACCTCAACAAGGTGAAGGCTGAACAAGGTCAGCAGAGAATTGACCAAGGAAACAGAAGACTAGACTTGTCGAAAATGAAGTATGATACTGATGCTGATTACAAAAAGTCTATATTGGCTATCAAGAAGGCTCTGGCTGATGGGCAGATTTCCCACTGGCAAGCACAGGAGGCTATCCAGCGTATCAATGCTGCAACTGGTCGTATTCGTGCAAACAAGTCGGGTAGTAGCAGTTCAAGAAATGGTTCGTATTCAGGAGAAGTTGATGAGTATATGGATTTGATGGAGAAAGACCCTGAGGGTATGGCTGAGGCTGCAAGGGAAGTAAAGAAAATGGGCTACTCTCCTAAGACGGCAGCAGGAAAGAAGGCTCAGAAGATTGCTTATCAGCGTAAGCATGGTAAGACTAAACAGAACCATACATCATCCAACAATGGTGGAAAGAAGAAGACTGGTGTAAACTGGTAACAGAATTGGTAACAAACAAATATATATATTATGGCAGAAAGACCATTATACACTTTATACAAGAATCTGAAAGCACAGAACTATGATGTGCCTGATGATTACAATAAGTTTGAGGGTGCCCTGACAAGAGACGGAAAGGGTGGTGCAGATAACAGACACGCTATCTATGAGAACTTGAAGGCTCAGAACTTTGATGTTCCTGATACTTATGAGCGTTTCTATTCTGCACTTTTTGAACCTCGTAGTAAGACTTCATCTAGAGCGAAGGGCGGTAGTGTTCCTTTGAGTGCTGCTGACCGTGCTCGTTTCAATGCTAGAACTGCGGAAATCTTGTCTAGTGCTAATAATGCGGTAAGACAAGCAAAGCGAAACATTCAGACCAAACTGGGGCAAGCAAAGAAGTTTGATGGTGGCAGGGTTACTCCACGTCTAAAGAATCCTTTGCAGAATCAGAATGTACAGAAGAATGAGTTCAACTATAATGCCACAACTGGCAAGACTGGAACCTATACAACATCTGATGGAGTGGAGTTCGATAACGAGTATGATGCTACCCAGTATCAGAATCAGTTGGACGAGCAGGGGCAGCAGTATATCAATGCTGTAAATACTGGCGAGATTCCATCCGTTTTTGATGTGCGTGACAAAAATGGTAACTATGACTTGCAGGAGAACATCAATAAGAATGGAACCTATCTCACTGAGGATGGTGCTCAAAAGCAGTTTGATAAGAAACTGGCTGATGCTTATGCTCGCAAGAAGGAGATAGAAGCTGCTATAGCGGAAGACAATCGTCAGCATGGCAATCCTCTGCTCTCTTATGGTGCTAGTATTGGTGCAAGTAACGGAAGAAATGCTGAGCAGAGTGACTATAGAAATAAGTTAGCAACCTCTCTATCTCTTGTTACTCAGCAGATTGGTGCGCTTGAAGCGGTGAAACAATACCCTACAAGTAGCTGGGGTGAGGATGCCTTGAAGGCTCTTGACAATACTGCCTTTACTGCCAAGACTTGGGATTTCGGTCTGACTGATTTTGCTACCATGGGGCAGATGGAACGTATCAAGACAAAGATGGATAACAACATTCCTCTCTCTGGTTCTGATAAGATGCTCTTGAAGAGTAAACTGGGTGCGGATGCTGCTGCGGCTCTCGAAGATGAGAAGATGGGTAATATCTATCGCTGGACGAAGATTGCAGGGCAGAGTCTCCCATTTATGGCTGACTTCTTCCTGACTGGTGGCTATGGTGGTATTACCAAGGGCATCAGTCGTGGAGCCTTGAAAATTGCTGCTAAGCGTGGCATGGGCAAGGTGAGTGCTGCAATTTTGAAGAACACTGGTATCGTGGCTGGCGATGTAATCGGCTCGTATGCGATGGCTGGAACTGAACAGGCATTGAAGACTGGTGCAGACATAATGCAGCGACATCTAGGTAATCTGTATCAGGATGAGAAGGGCGATTATAAGTTCGGTACATTTGATGAGAACGGAAACCTACTGCATGAGGGTGGTGAGTCTATGGGTACTGCTCTCTATAAGGGGCTGACCTCTGCCATGGTGGAGAACTACACAGAGAAGTTGTTTGGTCACAACTATGGTATCAAGAAAGGTGCTGTCAACTTCATGGAGAAACATGGCATGAATGCTTCTGCTGAGTTCTTCAAAAATATCGGCAAGAGTGGATGGTACACCAATACTAAGAAGTGGATGGAGAAGTTTGGTATCAATGGTTTCGCTGAGGAAGTGATGGAGGAGGAAATTGGTATTCCTCTTCATGCCCTGCTGGATGGTGAAGGTAAGGTGAGCGACCTTCTTGATGCTAGACAACAACTCGATATTATTGGCGGTATGGCTATCTCTGTTGGTTCTATGTATGCGATGGGTGCTGGCTCCCGACCAGTGAAGGGTGTGTACAATCGTGCTCAGTACTACCGATTCAGAAACAAGGTGAACGTGGCTGATAGTGATGCACAGAACCTTATTGGCGATAACTGGGCAGACATCAAGGATAAAATAGACAATGCAACCAACGAGCAGATGGGTAGTGTACTAGCTGGCATTCTCCGTCAGAGAGATACAATGACCAAGGAACAGATTAATGCTGCTGTTAACTATGGTGTGAACCTGATGAAGATGCGTGGCTACAATATTGCCAAGACTTCTGAAATGAATGCAAGGGAGATTACAAATGAGCCTACAACTCCTGAGGAACAGCATCAAACGGATATTGATAACGCTTACTCTGAGGGGCATGATGCTGATGATGCAGACAAACATGATATTCAGATTCAGCAGGAAGACCAGATGAAGACTCTTGCAGCAGCATTGGGTATCTCTGAGCAGCAGCTATCTGTTATGAGTGATGAGGAGTTGGAATCCTTAGCAGGACAGGATGATAAACTTGACCAAGCTATCTATGACTACCAGTTGTCTTCTGCTCGCTACCAAGGTGTGGTTGATGATGCACAAGACAAGGTTGACCTTGCTGCTCATCAGGCAGAACAGCGTGTTGATATGTACACAGACCAGAGCCGTGGCTCAGTCCGTAACGCTACCATTAAGGCATCTGGCGGACTGGAAGACTATGGTGTCTATATTATTAGTGGCAATATTGCTACTCATGATGATGGTACTATTGATGTAAGCAATAGCGATGATATGATTCTCTATTATGACCCTACAACGAATAGTGTAGAACACGCTGATGCATTGATGTTCGCTGAACTGGGTGAAGAACTGCCTGCTGATGATGTGAAGGCTCAGGCGGTAGCTGATGCAAAAGAGATTGCTATCAAAGAAGTGGCTGGCATCATTGATGGAACCGTTGAAGTTGGCTCTCAGTTTAAAGTGACTGGTGCTGATGGTATGGAACATACCTACGAGGTGCTTGCTGACTATGGTGATGGTACTGCTGCTATTTCTATTGATGGTAACGTGGTGGAGAATCCTTATTCGCTTGAAGATTTACAGAACTTGAAAGACTTGGAAGACCAGAAGAGATTGGAAGCTGCCAAGGCTCAGCGTGAGCAGATGGAGAAGGAGCGTGCTGAGCAGCAGAATCAGGAGATAGAACAGACTGAGGAGGCTCAACCTTCATTTGACTTCAACCAGATTCTTAATGATGATGGAAATGTTGTGCTCGTTGATGTGCTGGATAAGGATGGTAATACTAAATACCCTGACTCTAGATTGTTCCTCATTCGTGATACTGGTGCCAAGGCTAAGGTAGTTGAGTTGAAGAGTGATGGCTCTCTCGTTCCTCATGCTGTGAGCAAGAAGAATGTGAGCATAATTACTTCAATGTCGCTTGATGAGTACAAGCAGGCTATGGCTGAATCCTCAATGATAGAGGATAATAGTGGAGAGAATAGAGGTGAGATAGAGGTGGAGAATCCGACAATAGAGGGCGAGACTGCTGCTCCTGCTGAGGAGACTGCTGCTCCTGAATCTGCTGAGACTCCTGCAACTGAACAGACTCCTGCTGCTCCTTCCATTACTCTTGAAGATGGAACCATCGTACCTATGCTGGAGGATGGCAATCCTGACTTCACGAAGCTGACTGCCGCACAGACTGCTGAGTTGTATGACTCCCAGTTTGATGAGGATGCAGATAGCGTAATCAGTGGATGGGTATCTGATGCAAAGAAGGCACTCGACAAGGCTAGCAACATGACCGTGAAGGGTAAGACTTTCGTGGAACAGAAGGCGGCTAAGGATGCCAAGGAGAAGGCGATTGCTGATGCTCAGGCGGCTTATGACTCTGCTATCGCTATCCGTGATGCTTACAATGAGCGACAACTTGCCAAGGTGGAAGATACTGCTGATGGAAGAAAGGAACTCATTGAGAAGGCAAGAAGAAAGTTTGCTCGCTTGAAGAGTGCGGTGAAGAATGATGCTGAGGCGGTGGCTCAAATCTATAAGGAGACTATCGGCACTCTGCTGCATCGTCTGTATGATGGTACTGGCATTGATGTGACAGATACGATTCCGCTTACTGCTGAGGAGTATGTGGCTAGCAATCTCGGTGCTCACTCTCTCAACTATGAGGGTACAGAGACAAGCAAGGGTGTTAAGCAAGAAACTGGACTGAGTAGAGAAGACTTTGCTAAGACTCAGTTGCTCGCTGCTGACGGCAAGGGAACTACCATTGATAACCTTGTACATAGTCTGTGGGAGAATCGTCCATCGAACCTTGAATCTCTTGACACGCAGGAGATTCGTAATGCTCTTATTGATGTGCTCACTAGCGGTTTCAAGGCTTCGGAAGCTAGAAACTACATTGAAAATCTTCGTATCGCTCAGGCTGAGAATATTCTTGAAGAGCAGAAGAAGGCAGCTGAAAACGCTGCATACGCTGAGGAGCAGAAGGCTAAGCAGGAAGAAGAGAAGGCTAAGCAGGAGGAAGAGAAGAAGGCTGAGGAGAATGAGAAGATAAATGACAATATAAATGAGAATATAAATGCTCCTGAACTTTCCAATGAACAGCAAAAAGCTATGGAAGATGGCGAGAAACTAGGTTTGCCTGCTTTTGACAAGGAAGGTGAACCTATCAATGAATATGTCGTAGAACTTGCAAAATGGGCAAAGAAACAAGGCTTAGAGATAGACCCTACATCTAAGTTAAATAGCTACGCAGATTTGTTCTTGATGTGCAAAGATGGCTTTGGTGTTAGCTCTCTTGTTCCTGATGAGGGCGAGAATATTAATCAGGTAGCTTATTTCCCTGATAATGCGGAAGTCGTTGACCAACTCGGGAAACTGCAAGAGGAGTTCAATGCAGGACGTGACGCAAAACACTCTTCTAACATAGACAGCGAACTTACAGATGGTGCAACGTTCTATGACGCTGATACAGCTAGAGAGTTTAGAGATTTTATCAACAAGAAGGAAGATAAGCAGAACAACTTCCCTAACAAGTTAAGGGATGGTAGTGATACTATTGAGGTTCCTGAGGATGCTACGGATGAGAATCCTCTTGGCGCACAGAGAGACCAGACAGACCTTCCTTTCTCTGCTAAGGAGAATGGCACACAGCAGACAACATCTGAACGTGAAGCTGATGTAGAGAAGAATAAGGTGGACGATATGAAGGTCGTTGATAACATAGTGGGGCAGAAGACTCGCAAGGCTTTTGAGAGACTGGCTAAGATGATGGGTGCTAGCATTCAATGGCAGTACTCTGATAAGCTGGGTAACGGCTGGATTCAGGAGACCAAAGATGCTGATGGTAACGTTAAACGTACCATCTTCATCACTCTTGACTCTTCCATCACGGAAGGTGCTCAGTTTATCTTCGGTCACGAAATGACACACCAAATCAAGAATCTGAACCCTGCTGCATACAATGAGTTGACTCAGCTTGTGATTGATACTTATGGTAATGATGCTTTCGATAAGGCGGTAGATGAGACCATGCAGAGATATTCTGATGCTGGATTCTCTGGACGTGCTAGAGATTACTATGCTGAGGAGGTTGTTGCTGATGCGGTAGGCGAAATGATTCGTGACCTCAACTTGGCTCACACGCTCGCTATGAAGATGTCCCATCCTCTGCTCGCTGCTATCCATGAGATATTGCAGAAGATTAAGTTGGCATTCTTTGGCACTGAGTATAGCGATGTGACCAAGAACATCATCCGCTCCATTGAACAAGCCTACGTGAAGACTGCCAATGGGGAGGTGACAAACTCCGAGACTGGTGAAGATGTTTCCTTCTCTCTCCGTCAAAAGCCTGAACCTAAGAAGAAGGGCATCGGCTACAAGGTGTTCGTATTGAAGGATGGCAAACTCTATCCACCTATGGTAGCGAACCCTAATGGTGCTGCTACTCAAGTTGGTGTGTGGCTCGATGCTGATGCGGCTCCTATTGCAGGAGAAAGCAAGACTGGCAGACCTCAGGTTAAGCAGGGCGGCAAGGGAACACAAGGCGGTAGCGGTAAGCTAGCCTATAGACCAGGCTGGCATCTTGGTGTAGTGCCTTATGCTATCCAGTTCAATCGCAAGGATGCTGATGGCAACAAGACTCTCTTCCCTAAGAACTTTGTCTTCGCTGAGGTGGAGTATGCTGCTGATGTAGATTATCAGGAGGAAGCTCGCCAAGAGGGTATCAATCCATCGGGCAAGTATCAGCATTCACTCGCTGGCTTAAAACATCTGCCTACTGATGGTTTCTATATGTATCGTACAAACCCGAACCCTGAGACTGACCCTTGGGTGATTACTGGTGCGATGAAGGTGAACCGTATCTTGACCAGAGCAGAGCAAGCGGAACTTGTGAAGAATGCTGGTCGTGAACCTCAGCAGATTCAGGAGGGCGATATTGTTACTGATGATGTTGTGAACAGCATCAATCAGGAGATAGCTGATGCTCCTAAGTTCTCGTTAAAGGTATATCATGGTAGCGGTGCTGACTTTACAGAGTTTGACTTCGACCACATGGGTGAGGGTGCTGGCTCCCAAGTATTCGGTTGGGGTGGCTACGTTACTTCATCGGAAGAGATAGGAAAAAGCTATGCTAATCTTTCAAGAGATTATGGCAGCAGAAACATATATAAGGGCGATATTCCGTTGACCAAGTTGGAAAAGGCTGCTTTGAGTTCATTCATTGAGAACAACAAGAATCATGAAGGGACATTCAAGGAAGGTGTTGCTGGTTCTATCGAGCGACAAAAGGCATTGATTGCTAAGCATCCGAACAATCCTCTTTCTAATAGTATCAAGAAGAGAATTGAAGTATTGGAGGGTGCTATGCCTAAACTGGATAGTATCTCTTGGGATGATTTCGTTCCAAGTGGAAAGAACCTCTATGAGGTAGATATTCCTGAGGATAATGGCAGTAACTATCTGGAATGGGAGAAGAAACCATCTGATGAGGTTGCAACAAAGATAATTGAAGGTCTTTATGGCTTGGATGCTAAGACCCTTGATGATATGGCATCAAAGGATATTGTGTTCAGAACTCTGTTGTATGATTACATCAAGAATGCAGACAAGGAGCAGATGATTCCACTCCTTGTGAAGACTCATGCTCTAACTAGGGAAACTACCTATGACAATGGAAATGTTGAGGATGATATACGATTTGTGTACAATCGTTTATCTAGATGGATGGGCAGTCAAAAGGCTGCAAGCCAGTTCCTATCTTCTCTTGGTTTTACTGGCATCAAGTACCCTGCTGGAACAATCATGGGCGGTGTTGAAGGAGACGAAATCAACTATGTTATCTTCAAACCTGAGGATATGAAGATTACAGAACATACCAAGTTCTCCATCAAGACCTATCATGGCTCCCAAGCATCATTTGACAAGTTCGACCACTCCTTTATGGGTAGCGGTGAAGGTGCTCAGGCTTACGGCTGGGGTACTTATGTGAGCGAAGTGGAAGGTATCGCCAAGGCTTATGCCAAGGCAAATGCAAAAAAGAATGCGCCTTCAAGACTGATGTATCAAGGTAAGCCTATGACGTATAAAACTCCATCAATTATCTATCAAGTTGCCCTTGATATGGATAAGTTTAATATTTCCGCAAAAGAGGCTATATCAAAGATGATAGATGCTGATGAGAAGAAACTTGCATCCGTTGGCGACACCCCATTTGCGAAGATGAAAGCCAAACAAGTTCAAGATGAGTTGAAAGTTTTGAAAGATTTGAATCCTTCTGACTTCAAGATTAATGAGGACTATGATACTGTCGCACAGGATTTGATAGATACAAAGTCTGGTCTTGATTTATTGGAGGATGAGTTGAAAGATGCAAAATCCTATGTAGATTTGTACCAATCAAGACTTGATGAGGCTAAGGAAGAACTTTCAAAGGCAAAGGAAAGTGGCACTGGTTTAGGTGTTGATATGTATGAATCTGATGTTGAGTATTATAGCGAACAGGTTAAAAGATATAAGCAGAGTATAAAAACTAAGGAAAGTGACATCAAAGATGTAAAAACTAAGGTTGACGCTTTGCAGAAGAAGTTGGATTCCATGGAGAAACCACGCAACCTCTACTCTGTTGATATTCCTGATGATACTGGTCGCAACTACATCGGCTGGGATGAGCCTTTAGGTGCTGCTAAGATTATGCGTCTGCCAAAGGTATTCAAGGCTGATGGCTGGGAGTACAAGAAGGTTGGTATGTATGATACTTACAAGATTGATGGTAACGAACATGAGGTTTGGCTTGAACCAACTTTGACTACTGGCAAGGAACTTTATAGAGATTTGACGAATGCCCTAGGTAGCGACAAGGCTGCAAGCGAATTTCTCTCCAAGGCTGGCTTTGTCGGTGTGAAGGTTATCGCTCAGCGTAATACTGGCGGCAACAAGGAAGGCAAGATGAACTATGTTATCTTTGATGAGAACAATGCTCAGATTACCAGTCATACCAAGTTCTCGTTGAAGAAAGATGGCTTGACTCCTGAGATAGCAAATACTCCTGTAAATATTGTTGATGCTGATGAGGAACATGGCTTTAAGAACTATGCTGAGGCAAGAGAATGGGCTAAGAAGAATATTGTTAGAACTTACAATGATGAAGAAACTGGTGGCAAGGGTGAGATTAATATCAGTAATACTGCTGTTGGTAAGTATTTGTCTGAAAAGGCAGTTAAGAAGAGTGCAAACAAAGATGTACACATGAGCGTTTTGAAGGTCTTGCCTTCTATACTTCGTGAGAGTGTAGATGCTATTCAGCATGTTGACCGTAACAAGGTAGGAAATGAACGTAGTGAGGATTTTGGTGTCAATCCTGATGTTATGATACATCGTTGTTATGGTGCGGTGAATATAGGCGATAAGGTCTATGGTGTAAAGATTACTTTGAAAGAGAATGTAAGAACACACGAAAAAACAAAGCTATATAGCTATGAAGCAACAAAAATAGAGCTGCTGGACGGTCAAAGTGGAGACGTAGCTATGACCTCTCCCCGCAATTCCAACAACTCTATTACGGTTGCAAAGATAATAAAAGGTTTTGAAACTACCAAGAAAAATGGCGAAAAGTTTTCATTGAAGGATGAAAAAACTCTTGCAGGAGTGCATAACATTACTGAGGAGAAACTGAGAAAGGCTTTGAAGCTGGGTGGATTTGCCAATCCTTCTTTGGCTGTGATTGATACCAACAAGACTGCTCACGACAACTTTGGAGAGATTTCCTTCATCGCTCCTTCTGCCCTTTTGGATAAGCGTACTGGCAATACTGGCGGTACTTGGATAACTGATGCCTACACTCAACGTTATCCTTCCGTAGAGCGAGAAATGAGTGAAAAAGGGTATCGGAAGTTTGAAGACTGGGTTGATAGCCTTGATTACCCAAGTGGAGCTAAGGCTGAGATTGAGAGACAGGCAAAGGATGCCCTAAGTGACAATAATTCACCTGCTTGGGAGTTGATGTACTTGAAGGAAAAGGGTATTGATATTAAGGAGTATGATTCTAGAATTGATTATCGCTGGAAAGAGATTATCAGTGACCATCCTACTGCCGAGGATATTCTGAGCAGTATGCAGAATGACCCTGAACTGAAAGAAAAGGTTACAAGTCTGGCTAAGCATGCCATCATCCATCCTACTTGGGAAAAGGTTTCTTTGGAGGTAAGAAGAAAGATGTACAAGGAGACTGGCGTTAAGGCTAGCCCTATCAATCCACAAGTAAGAAAACAGACTAAGGAAATCTTTGAGCGTGACTATGCGGCAAGTCTTCTTAACAAGAATGGTACACCAAAGAAATCCGATGTAAAGAAGGTTATTGAACAGATGGTGAAGGAGCATAACGACACCAAGAAGTATGACTTCTATCTGTCTAAGGTGAAGGCTAGTAATTACGTCAACAAGAATGGTCTTTATGATGATTACATCAGATGGCAGGAGAATAAACTGGATGAGTTCGGAACGAAGAACCGTATCTTCCGTGGCTATACTAGGGATGGTTCCCGAAAGTATGTGCCTGAGACTCTTGAAAATGTTTCAAAGGTTATGAGGGAAGAAGCAGATGGGCAGACCAATGGAAGCGAATATACCTCGTTTGGTAGCTTTATCGCAAAGTTGGCTAGTCGTGTTGATTCTACAGACGAAATGCGTGCCAACAAGGATAAGTTGTCTTCTAATAAGGATAAGGAAGAATTTTACGAGAAATGGAATGAGGTTTATTATGAACTTGCCAAGTTCTTGTATAATGATGTGTTCTATGGAGAGCAGAGACTTCACGATATTGTATTGCAGTCTGACCCTAAGAAGTATGCCAAGAAAGAATATGGCATTACCCTTACTCCTACCTTCATGAAGAAACTGGATGCCTTGAAGAATGCAGTACAGACAGAGTTGAAGAGTGCGTACTTTGAGACTAAGTACAACAGACCTCTCCGTCTCAACGAGTTTGCTGCTGCCGTGGTTCCTGATAACTTGGGCGAAGATGTACGCAAGGGCATAGAGAATGCTGGCTTACCGATGTATAACTATGACCCGAATAAGGAAGGTGACCGCAGTCGTGCTTTTAATGAAGCTATCAATAGTAGCGAAAATATCCGATTCTCTCTCGCTGGTGAGCGTGGTGCGGCTGCTGCTGACAAGGCAGATGAGCGTACTGCTCGTATGGATAACCTCTCCGTGGCTCGCAAGATGGAAGAGGAGAAGAAGGACGCCAAGGCAATCAAGATGGCTACTGGCTGGGAGCGTGGTGCAGACGGCAAGTGGAGATACGAAATGCCTGATGCCAAGATAAAGGACACAATGAATGTAGGCGGTGGACAAATCGTTAAGCGTTACGAGGATGATATGCTCTGGAATGGCGGCAAACTATCTAATGTGATTGATGCACCTGAATTATTTAAGGCTTATCCTCAGTTGAAAGATGTGCGTATTGATACTGATGCCATTATGAACGATATGCCTTCAAATGGTGAATATAATTCAAAGACCAACACCATAACCATACATGCTGATGAGTTGAAATATATGAATAGCATATTGAATCACGAGATTCAGCACGTTATTCAGGATATTGAAGGCTTTGCCAAGGGCGGTAGTCCTAGATTGATTAGAGGTGATGTCAAGAAGAGGTTTGATGAGGTCACCAAGCAGATTAAGCAGCTACGAGCAGAAGGTAAGGAAGATGAGGCGAAGGCTCTCATAGAGAAGAACAGAGGTCTTTATAATGCCTATCAGAAGAATGATGATTACAATAGTTACAAGTCACTCGCTGGTGAGGTGGAGGCAAGAAATGTGCAGGAAAGAATGAACATGACTCCTGATGAGAGAAGAAAATCTCTCGCTGAATCTACTGAGGACGTGGCTCGCAAAGACCAGATTTTCTTGGGTGTGGGCGATGTGTCCTTCTCTCTACGTGATATGGCTGATGGAAAGGAAAGTGGTGCGGCTGATATGGCTGAGGACTTGAAGAGTCTGAACACTCCTGATGAGGTGGATGATGCTATTAAGACTGCCATTGATGATATGCCGAGCGGCTGGAAGATGGCTAACAAGAAGATGATTCATATTGCTCAGGCTCTGGGCGAGAACCGCAAGGCAGAGATTGCTGGCGAGGAACCTAAGTTCTCCCTGAAGGATGGCACTCTCATTAAGGCTGGAACCTACTTTAGCGGTGGCGGTCTTGTTGAGGAAGGCTTGAAGGGTATCATCGACCCAGTGGTGGCAGTTGAGTATGATGAGAAGATAAGCGGTGTATATCGCAACAACTTCGGTCAGCACATCGTTACTGCTGATGTTCGTGATGTAGACCCTAAGGAGTTGGTTAAGCAGATAGATGGCGAGGTGGAGTACTTCCATGCCAGCCCAGTCTGCAAGAACTACTCTCAGGCGAAGAGTAACCATGCTGAGGTGGAACTTGACAGGGAGACTGCTGCTAGTACTGCCGAGTTCATCAATGCTATCAAGCCAAAGGTGGTGACAATCGAGAATGTGAAGGGATATAAGGATTCGGATGCGATGAAGACTATTACCGATGCTCTGGATGCCAACGGCTATACTTGGGATGCAGATGTGTATAATGCTGCTGACTATGGCGGCTACACCAACCGAGAGAGATTGATTGTCCGTGCGGTTCGTGATGGCAAACTCCCTGAAAAGCCAAAGAAGATGGCACACAAGAGCGGCTGGTATGAAGCTGTGGCTGATATTATCCCGACCCTGACCGAGAAGAAGAATGGTGTGGCTCCTTGGATGGACGTTCGCTTGAAGGCTGATGGCATTGACTGGAGAAACATTGACAAGCCATTATATGTGATGGGTAGTGCCTACGCTGACGGAAAGGTTCCTCATGCCTTCGCTGACGAACTGCTGCCAACACTCAGGACGAAGAGTGGTGATGTGATTGTGATGCCTGATGGTAAGGTATATCGTGCCATGGGTAGAGTGCTCGCTAGAGTATCAGGAGTGAGCGATGATTACAAGATGCCATTCTCCGAGAACCTGAGTCATACCATCATCGGCAACGGAATCCCTACTCAGTTGACCGAGCATGTGATTGCTCCTCTGCTTACTGGCTCTGACCCTAAGTTTAGCATCCGTACCTATCATGGTACTGGTGCTAGCTTTGACAAGTTCGATTTCAGCCACATGGGTGAGGGTGAAGGTTCGCAAGCATTCGGTTGGGGTGGATATGTTACTAACTCTAAGGAAATTGCTGAGGACTACACAAGACGTGCCAAGATAAGGAAAGATAATGGCGGTTTTGAATTTGTGACAGATATGTCTGCCAATAACAAAGATATGGTAAGACAATATATCTATAAACATAAAGATGTAAACAAGGGATTGGATGCTATGAGAAAAGACCTTTCTTCTGCTCTAGAAATGTTCCCTGATGATGATGATTTAAAGGAACTTAGCAATATTCTTGCAAAGAAGAATGAGGAAATAGCTGTTCCTGATAATATTGCTTATCTTTATGATGTGGATATTCCTGATGATAATGGAGATTATCTTGATTGGGATGCTCCTTTGACAGATAAACAGAAGAATACAATCATTAAAGAATTAAGGCGATTAAAAATAGATTTTGCCGACTTTAAAAAGCGTGGTTTTTCTTTTGATGGTTCATTTGGCGGTAATGCCTATGATTTTCTAATGTATGCTTTAAGAAAAACAAAGAAGTGGAAAGATGTAAATGCTAGTCGTGCAGTTAGTAAGTTCCTGTCTTCTATTGGCTTCACTGGTATCAAGTATAAGGCTGGTACTATCTTTGGCGGTGCAAAGGAAGGTGATTACAACTATGTAATCTTTGACGAGAACAATGCCAATATCGTGGGGAATACCCGATTCTCCTTGCGCTATGACCAGTTTGAGCATGACCTGAACCAGTGGAAGAAAGATAATAATCTGCCTAAGGATGCCCAGCGACCAACCATCCCACAACGCAACGCTGGCGAGAGTGCCGTTGACTTCCTGAGGAGAGTGGACGAGTACCGCAAACAGATGGCTCTGTGGAAGACTGCTCCAACCTACGAGCAGCATCTTCTGAGTGATGATACTGCCCTTGGAGAGTTCAACCGAGAGTTGCAGAAGGGGTCTGTGCTCAAACGTATCGCCTTCCAAGATAGTATGCTGGCTATCCGCAAGGCTCAGGAAGCTATCATGAAGGAAGTGGGTGTTGACCGCCTGAACATGGCTGAGGATGCCTATACTGCCGAGAACCGCAGCCATGGCAAGGGAAAGAACGAGTTTGAGGAGTACAACAATGAGTTCTTGCAGCCATTGAGAAAGGCTTATCATCAGATGAGGAAGGTACTGGGCGATAGCTATGATAATGTCCGTATCTACATGATGGCTAAGCATGGTTTGGAGCGTGATGCTCAGATGGCTTTCAAGAAGTCACTGGATGCTGACTTTGAGGACGTGGCTCAGAGAAGTGCGGCATACAGGGCTTACAAGGGCGATATGAACCGCATTACCAATGACAGCGATTTGGAGTTTGGTAGAGTGGATTTCACTACTTGGAGACAGAGAGATAATGCTCTCAGAACGAAATACTCTCCTTCCTATATGGACTATCGCTACGACAAGAATGGTATTGCCTACGATTACTCAGGATTGTCGGCTCTCTTCGGTGGCTCAGACTTTGAGGAAGCTGCCCACAAACTGGTAAGGGATATTGAGAGTAATCATGTAGCTGAGGTGCAAGACCTTTGGAATGCTACGAATGCGGCTACCAAGAAGATTCTCCGTGATGGCTATAAGGCTGGAATGATGAGCAAAGATACTTATCAGTATGTGCGAGATATGTATAGCCATTATATTCCTCTCCGTGGCTGGGATGGCACTACTGCCGACCAAGTATGGGACTATGTTGGTGGCGGCAAGGGTGCGTTCAATCAGACCTTGAAGACGGCACACGGACGAACCTCTATCGCTGATGACCCTATCGCATACATCGAGAATATGGCAGAGAGCGGAATCCTGCTGAACAACAAGAACTGGGTGAAACAACACCTGATGCTCTTGGCACAGAATCATCCAACTTCCCTGCTGACCCTGAGCAAGGCTTGGTATGTGAAGAGTACGGATGCCAACGGCAACGAAGAGTGGATTCCTGCTACACCTCAGATTACTTCTCAGATGAATAGTAATCAGGTGAAGGCTGCTATTGATGCTTTTGAGCAGAAGATGGAGCAGATGGCTCAGACTGGCGATGCTACTCAGCAGAGAGACGGCTTGAATATAGCCTATCCTCAGACTCATAGCGAGGAGAGAGAACATGAGGTGAGAGTGATGAAGGATGGCGAGGAGTATGTTATCTATGTGAATGGTGACCCTCAGTTGGCTCAGGCGATGAATAATACCAGAGCACACCGAGTGAGAGAGATTCAGAGCGGAAAACTGGATAGGGCTGCTGCTTGGTTGGGAAGAAAGATGGCTGCTGCCTATACCAGTCTTTCACCTCTCTTCATTCCTTCCAACTACTTCCGAGACCTGACCATGACCCTTGCATCTACCGCTATTCGTGAGGATGCAAAGTACAACTATCTGCTCAGAAAGAATCTGGCTACCTCTTGGAATCTCGGATTCATGCTGAGAGACTATCAGAACGGCAAGTTGAGAGATAAGGTAAACAACGGAAACGCTACACCAAAGGAACAGATGTTCTATGACTTCATGATGAATGGTGGCGAGACTGGCTTTGTCTCTTCGCTAGATGTGGAAGACTTGAAGAAGAAATTCAAGAATGACTTGAAGGATTTGGATAGATGGAAGGCAAACCCAGTGAAGGTAGGGCACACCATCATGGATGGTATCGAGTTCCTGAACAGAGCAATCGAGGATAGCAACCGATTCGCTATCTACATGACCTCTATTCAGTATGGACGTTCCATTGATGAGGCTGTGAATGATGCCAAGGACGTGACCTTGAACTTCAACCGCAAGGGTACTGGCGAATATGGCTGGCAGATGATTAGAAATCTCTATCTCTTCATCAACCCAGCAGTACAGAGTTTGCAGACTCTTGGTGCGCTTGCTAAGCATCATCCTTTCAAGTTTACGGCTGTTACTGCATCATGGTTGGCGAGTGGCGTGCTGGTTCCTATCGTTAACGCTGCCTTGATGAGTCTGTTGGGAGGTGATGATGATAAGGATAAGTATTGGCAGTTCACAAAGTGGGATAGACGAAACAACCTGATTATGTGGGTTCCTTTCACCCATGAATATGTGAAGATACCGCTTGCTCAGGAGTTCCGTGCCTTCTATGGAGTAGGCGATATGATTGCATCCAAGATGATGGGTGGCGAGTTGGCAGAGGAGAGTTGGAGCCAGTATGCAGAAGACTTGCTCGGTCAGGTCGTTGATATGCTTCCGCTTGACCCTACTGGCTATGATGGCAATATTGCGGTCAGTCTGATGCCGAATGCTATTCGCCCAGTCTTTGAGTTGGCTTTCAATGTTGACTTTACTGGCAAGCCATTATTCAAGGACACAGAGTACAACAAGTATGACCCTAACTTTACCAAGGCATACGTGGGTACTCCTGATTGGTTGGTTCGTGCATCCAAGATGGTTAACTCAATCGGAAACGACTATCCTGATGTGCAGCAGAATAGTATTGATGCTTTCGGTGACCCAAGATACAATCTGAATAACCCTGCTGTGGTTGACCATGTATTGTCTTCTTATCTCGGTGGTGCTTACACCATGGGCAGTCAGGTGCTAGGTGTTCTTACAAAGTCACTCAAGGACCCGAAGGAAATCAAGGTGGCTGATATTCCATTATTCAGCAAGTTCGTCAGCAATCCTGATGATAGACCAGTTACTAAGAAACAAGGTGATGAGTTCTGGGATATGAAGGAGAATCACGACCGTGCAGCCAATACCCTGAGCAAATTGAAGAAACAAGCTAAGGTGGATGGCGATTACTCTATGCTGGAACGGTTCTACGGCTCTGAGGAGTATAAGCAGTATAAGCAGGATGATGTGAAGGTGAAGAAGTACGAGGAAGACAAGAAGAAGGAACGTGCTGAGGAGAGTGGGGAGGAGTATAGACCTCACAAGTTGAATGCCGATGATATATACAAGGCTCACGCTACTCCGAAGGATGATTTCGAGGACTTGAAACTGAAACAACTCTACACTAAGTTGAACGGATTCAAGTCTGCCTACGACCTCTTGGTTGATACGGCTCCTAGTCAGAGCGATGGCTACTATAACACCAACAAGGCTGCCATTGATGCCATTGACGAGATTTCCCTTGATAAGCAGGAGATTTCCGAGTTGAAGAAAGGTTTCTTGGATGATGGCAAGGATGCCTACAACGCTGAGGACATGAAGCAGATTCGTGAACTGAGAAAGAAGATTCTTGCCGTACTGGAGAAGGCTAACAAGGTGGTTGTTGATAACCAGAAGGCGAAGACTGAGAAGTAATACATATATGACTATCCCCTGAAAGTGCTAGGCTTTCGGGGGATAATTGCTTTCAATCTGAAACTTTTTACCTCTATTTCTTGTGTAAATCTATCAATCTGTAAGTATTTATAAAGTTTAACTATTGAAAATATTCTAAATTGTTATGTTCCCATTATTTCTTATTATATTTGCAGCATCTAAGAATATCTGAATCTCAGGTGATTAAATCAGCAAAAGATTATCCAATCATTATAAACTTAAAAATGAAGGCTTATGAAAAAATATGAAGAAGAAGACCTACGAGTCAAGAAGTTAATTGGTGAGATAACTAAGTTACTCCCCGAACGCAGCAAGATTAAAACGGACTTGCTCTATTTCAAGTATGCGCCTATATTGGTCATGCTTATGCGATGGTATGGTGTATCTCAGTTCTATGACAACAAGATGGAGATAACACTATGGTACGAAGAGAATGAGGAACCTGTCTGGTTCTTTTATTTCATCACTTATATCCTCTACCCGATTTCTCTTTGGAAGGGTCAGGTGTTGCACAGGTTGTGTGTAGAGTGGCGCATCCCGATACTCTATATCGCAGGAGTCAATGTGATACACATCATGTTCGGCTCTATCGTTATCACAAACAATATGTACTATTGTGATATGTTCCTGATTACACTCATTTTAATTCTATATGCTTATGTCGCAATTAGTAAATTACAGCATCATCGAAGCTGGACTTCGTGCTCTTGCAGATAAGGCGCACGAATCAGCAGTTGCCCAAGCGGAAGGCAAACCTATCCCTTGCGGTCTATCAGAGAATGATATGGAACTTGTGGCACTCCTTACTGCCATGATGAATGATACACAAGCCAACAAGGGCTGGTGTGCCAACGAAATGGGAAAGTCTATCTCATCCTTTGAAAAGTATGTTCACGATGGCAAGATACCCGAAGGCATCCATGACCAGTTCGGGCATGAAAAGAAGTGGAATAAGTCGCTTATCCGATACTTTGCCAACAAGAAGGCTTTCTTCCGCAAGCTATCACGAAAGTACGGCATCCACCTTTAGTAATCGCTACACATTATATGTATAGGAGAGACCCAATCGCCCCTCCTGTATATTTACGACCTTTTCCGTAACCATAAATCTTTGCTCATCAAGCACTTATAAAATCTATTACGAGTTTATCTATCTCTATCCATATTATTCGTATCTTTGCGCTCGTAACGTTACAAAGTGAGAATCATAATTTAGTGTTTAACAAAAAAGATTTCAGGATAATATGGAAAGTAAAACGTATGTATTCGGAAACGAAGGCTCAACATCTAACAATGGGATGCTCGGTCTTCTTGCGCCTCTGCTCCAGAAGCAGGGTGTTGACCCAAATGTCCTTCTTGCCATGAAGGGAAACAATGGTTTCGGTGGCGAAGGTGGCTTGTTTATCTGGGTAATCTTCCTTTTCTTCCTCATGGGCTGGGGAGGTAACGGCTGGGGAGGTTTCGGCAATAATGGTCGTGGTGGTCTCGCCAACGAGATTAACAATGACTATGGTCGTGGTCTCCTGATGGATGCCATCGGTGGCAACCGCAATGCTCTCAGCAATTTGGCTACCCAGTTGAACTGCACCGAAGGTCAGATTCAGAGTGCCATTTCTGCCTTGACCTCTCAGGTTCAGAGTGTAGGTAATCAGGTTGGTATGAGCGGTATGCAGACTATCAATGCTTTGCAGCAGGGTAATATGCAGATTGCTCAGCAGATTGCAAACTGCTGCTGCGAGAACCGCTTGGCTATCTGTCAGCAGACTGGAACCTTGCAGAATGCCATCAACAACGTGGCTGTAGGTCAGGAGCGTGGTTTCTCTAATGTGGCTTACGAGACTCAGAGACAGACTTGTGACTTGCACAACGCTATCAAGGAGAGTACTCAGACTATCGTTGATGGTCAGAAGCAAGCCGAAATGAGAGAGTTACAGAACAAGATTGATGCTCTTCGTGAAGAGAATAGCACATTCAAGTCTTCTGCAATGACCTCTCAGATTGTTGGTCAGGCTGTGGCTCCTATCAATCAGGTATTGGCTGGCTTGCAGAACGAGGTAGCTGGTATCAAGTGCAAGTTGCCTGAGACCGTGACCACTCCTTATAGCCCATTTACTGCGGTTCCTAACTGCGTGGCTTATCAGGCTGGCTTGTATGGTTTGAATGCTGCTAACAACGGATTCTGGGGTTAAAGAAAGGAGGCTGCTATGTTTTGGTTAAGACCATTTACATGGGTGAATCGTAATGGTTCGGCAGCTATCGCTTCTACGGGCGTGGTGGTGAACACCAACAATGTTGTTTTCTCGTTCAAAAACCACGCCTTCCTGAATGCCAACTATAGGGGTACGATTTTCGTGAACCTTATGCAGGCTATACCGACAGGAACGACTGGCACGCTGCCTATCCTTTTCGAGACCAACGGAAGTACTCAGGCTGTGACCAAGTATAATGGCGAACCATTGACGGTTGCAGACGTGCAGGGAACTGGTGTTTATCAGTTCTGGTTTGAGAGAGATACTAACACCCTACAGATGATGTCGGGTATTGTTTAACAAGAATAGATAATAGGAGATTACATTATGTTTCAAGGTTTAAGAACTAATTCTTTATTCTATGTCCTAGACAAGGGCGAGAACCCGAACTTGCGAATCGGTCAGGTGGTTTCAGTAAGCAATCCTCAGACGAAATACCCTACCTTTAACAACGGCTTTACTCCTCAGCCTATGGAGACCGTAGTGGACGTGAAGGTGAAGCTGGGTGATGAGGAAGTGGATTTCAAGCAACTGCCAGCAAACGGACAGATAGCCAACGACAAGAACCTTGTGGTTAGTGACAATAAGGATGCCATGAGTGCAGAGGTGGATGCCATGCTGAGACAATCCAAGGCGATACTGGAGAGCGTAGATTACAACAAGAGGGTAGTAGAATCTTGTGAGGGAATGCTACAGCAACTCAACCCCCAGATAGCCAAGGAGAAGGAACAGACCGAGAAAATCAATAAACTGGAAGGTAAGGTTTCAGGCATTGAGGGCAAGATTGACAAGATGATGGGATGGCTCCAGCAGACTATGAGCAAGTAATCTCCTATCTATTCACTTTAATATCTTATGATTATGGTAATGATTGAGATTACAGAAGATAAGTTCGATGATTTGTATGACAACATCGAGTCTATGCTTGGTTTTGGCAGCAAGGCTATGTCTTGTCTGAAAAAGATGAAGCAGGAGCGTATGGGTGAGCGTATGCCTGATTATCGTGACGATTGGAGAAGAGAGCGTGAGGAACGTGAAGAGCGTGAGAACAGACGTAGATTCAACAACGTGAACGATGATTGGAACTACCCGAACCGCTATGGTGAAAGAGGTGGTGGCGGCTACAATGGTGGCGGTCGCTAGTGTTTAACTTGGGAGTTTTGGCACTGACATTTATGTCGGAACCAGACTCCCTTTAATATTCAGCAATATGGGAAAATGCAGAATGCCATTGGATATGTATGACCTCAAACCTGAGGGAATGGTTTCTTATCTCAGATACAATGGCTATCATTTTAGCAAGAAGATGTGCGAGTGGGCGGTGAGCCTGATGTACAAGTATGACCCTTCCTCCAAGCGTGATGTAAGTGTCTCGTTTTGGGATAAGGAGAAGGTGGATGCCCTTCTGCTTGGTCAGGGAGTAGAGGTAAAGAATAAGGCTGGCTACGACCATGTATATGTGGCGAATATGGCAAGGGCAGACTTCTACAAGTCTTCCATCAAGGATGAGGAGCAGCTAGCCCAGTTCATCAAGGATATGGTGGATGATGCCGACCAGAAGGATGGCTTCATCTTCAACCGATTCTATGCCGACTGCTGCCACAACGGTGTGCCTATTCCTTGGGAAGATGTGTTATGATGAGAAGAGTGATTGAACTCCCGAAGTACGATTGGAGCATAGTATGTTTCATAGGTTATCAGCCACCTGATGCCGATGAGATATGCCATGCCCTTTCGGATATTGGCTGCAACGGAAATCCATTATCAGAGGCCTACGAGCATCTAACCAAGGAGAGTGGAGATAGGGGACTTACCTATTCCAACCTTTCCGAAAGAAGGAGTGTGCTTGCCATTGGTGAGTGTGAATCTGATGGCAGCATCATCAACACAATAGGTCATGAGCTTCTTCATGTTGTAGCGCATATCTGTGAGCAGGATGGGATAAATATACTGAGCGAAGAACCATGTTATATGATGGGAAGTTTATGCGAGAAGTTCTTTGATGTTTCGAGTGTTAATAATGTTAATTTATAGAGACGAACCGAAATAATTAGTTATCTTTGCAACAATAAACATTCAAACTTATGAAGAAGAAAATTAAAGTTTATTCTATAGGGGTACTTGTTTGCATCATCTTTGATGTTACATTTGCCACTTTGGTTGTTCTTAAAGAACCACCATTTTCTGATTATATTCTTATGAGTATATTTCTATTAATTTCTGATTTTATGATTCTTGGAATGAGCTATACTTACTTAAAGGAAGAATCAGAAAATAAATGCTTGGTGATTAAACTGCCTGGTACAGTAGATGATGATAGTTTACCTAAGTTAAATAGGAACAGAAAACATAAAGAATGAATATAAGAAAAGGGAGTGCTAAGCAACACTCCCTTCTTCTTTATCTATAAAGCCTGCGACTTAGAGTTCTATTATAAAGTCACGCTATTGAGAATTATAGTCATGCCTTTGCTTTTGAGAGTAGCTACAGCTGAATCAGATGCAGAGGTTCTATTGCTTCCGTCTTTTGTGTATATGTGAATTTTATGTCTGAATACCGTATCACTTTGTACGTCTTTCGTTGCTGCATGCAATAAAAGATTATCAACATCTGTACCAGATTTGAGATATACTCTGCCTGCTAAAACTACCTCAGAACCTAATGACTTATCCGAATATGTAAAAATACATGAGTTATTTACAGAAATGTATTCTAGTTTATTAAGCTGAGCCAAATCACCAGTCAATACAGATTTGTTGCTATATAATGTTGTTATACCAGTCATTTTGTTGATAGAACCATATATTTTCTCGTCATTTACACTACCAGTATTTAATTGACCTGTAAGATTAACCATATTGGTTATGTCTCCATATAAACCTCTGGCATTATTAACGGAAAGTGATTTCATGTCCACATTTGCAATATCACCAGAAATATTCTCGCTAGAAATTTTTTGTGTAATGTAGTTCATCTTAACTTCCTGCAAATTAATGGTAGGGGTTCCACAAAGCCATTGTGACCAGTTATCAGAAAGTCTATTCATATATTTGTCAATGGATAAATCTATCACATCATTTTTATTCAAACTTACGTTATCTACATAACCAAAGGATTTAATACTATACCGACCTACCACTTCTATTTCAGTATAGTCTGATGAATATTCAGGCTTAATGACTACAACAGATTGTGATTTTAAGTTTTGCGTCTTTGTACCATTAATGTCTATAGGTGCAGAGGCATAAACATCAACTAGAGAACCTGTAATAAGATTAATTTGAAAATTAGCACCATCGCCTACAGTATTTCTAACTTTAAATTTCAACCCACCAATATGCAACAAATTGTTATTGGTTGTGATTCCATTAAATTTTGTTACTAAACATTTTCCCATAATAAAATTATTTTATTAATTAAACATTATTATACTCATACGTTTTGTCAAGGAAAGCGATTCTGTTGTCTAACCAAGCAGATACTCTCTTGACAGAATTATAAAAACCACAATAGATTGGCTCATGTTCATAAAAACTTTTTAAAGGAGGTACTCCTGTTACTTCTTTTGTAGCTTGATAGCGATAACCGAAATATACACAAATATTCCCTTTGCTATATGTCTTTTCAGTATCGTAATCATCTGAACTACTTGTAGTACCAACAATCTCCCATCCATCATTTAATTGTGGATTTCTATAAGAAGGTATATCAGTATATAATGATAGTTCCTTATCTATATTATCGTAACCAGTTCTATCAAGCCATAACTCCAATAGATTTGCGATATTCTTTGTAGTGAAAACGCCATCATTCCTTAATTCTCTGTACCTCTCTTTGATTTCAGAAGCATACAAATTATCCAGTCCTAGAACATTTTCTGTTCCTAGAACTATGGAATTATCACTTCCTGACACAACAAGAGTACCATTCCAATGTGCACCGAAGATACTATCTACATCATATAAAGTTGGTGCCCAATGCTCTCCGTCCCAAGTACACCAAATCCAGTTCTTTCTGAAACCATCCAAATTGTATAGTACTTGTGAGACAATAAAGTAGTCTATAAAAGAGTCTACGATGAAGTACTTCTCAAAAGTCTCTTTGGTGTTCGATTCTGCAAGCGCATTTTTTACCCCAGATAATCTGACCAAATAATCTTTGACTTTTTTACTATTCTTGTCAGTGTCAGATAACTCCTTCGGGTTGTCTCCATCATACTTATCTCCATCTACATCTATCAGAGACTTAGGATTGCGAATCTCAAATTGTGCCCAATCTATAGTTCCTCCAAACAAGGTTACATTATCTATGACACCATCAAGAATTATATTCTCAGCTGTTTTCTTGTCAGCATGGTACACTTCTTTTGATTTTTTGAGATTCCATGCATATATTCCCATATTCTTCTCTTCTTTAGTGTCACTATTAACCCATGTTATAACAATAGGAAATCCATCAGGATGGCATTTTGAGCCAGTATAGAAGTCATCTTCGGCTTTTCCAGTTCCTGTATATGGGCTGTACGCTTTAGAAAGAATTTCATAAGGGTATCTTTTCCCTACAGGTCTGGTCTGATAAACCTGTTCCATTAACCAATATCCTACAATACATTGTCCACGAAAGACATCAATGTAGTATTTCTTCAAATGGAAACTGTCTTGTGAAGGAAAGTCACCAAATTTAATCTTTGAATCATCATTGATGTCAATAGCCATATTTTTTACATAATATGCCATAGATGAAGAACCTTGTGCATTCAATATTACTGGCTTGCGGAAATTGTTTCCATCCTTGTCATTATACTCAATCTCAGCTTCAATATCATCCTGCTTTGTTGTAGGCAACTTGGGAGCATAAAGTCTTACTTGTGCAGCAATTCTAGGGATAGGAAGTTCAATATAGCTGTCATTGCTGAAATCAGAAGGTGTATCTAATTTAAAATCATTTGCCTTTAGAGCATCACCAATGTCATTCACGCTATTACCTTTGAGGTTGAGATTTGAAACATCAAGGTTTGTAACTTCCATATCATGCTCATGCTTCTTACCACTTGAATCGCGATATGACATAACCTTCCCCTCAGCATCAGTAGCAATTTCCATTCTTCCCTCTGGGTCTTCAATATGTCCAAACTCTGTTGGGATAGTCTCAGACTTGGCATTATGGATATAATGGCTACCATCAGAATTAGTTGCAGATAACACTTTTCCATCTGCATCTTTCTCTACTGCCAAATACTCAGGGTTCTCCTGCAAAGAGAAGACATCAAGGAGTTCTTTGAGGTTTGTATATATTGCACCCATCTCCTCCTGAAATGAATCAAGGTCTGATTGAAGTTGATTAACAACTTGCTTCAAGGCATTGACAGCATGGATTTCGCCAATGATTTGTCCGTCTCTTCTAAGACCAAGTACTACTTTATCGTCAGTAGTAACCCAAACAGCAAAAAATTCCTCGTTCTGTTCAACATGATACATTTCATTGAGTGGGAAATAAGGCTTCCCTGAGTCTCTGTAGATAGCGAAGATAAGTCTATCCTCTGAATCTATTACTGCATGGATGAACTCTTCATTCTCGATTACTTTAAAGCATTCTTTTACTTCATCTTCAATGAGAGACTTGCCTTCTTCTTTGTCTACCTTGCCGTCCTGCAATGCAGTGATGCTAGCATCTGTAGTTTGCTGATAGGCTTGTAAGGATGCTGTTAATTCTTCCTTAACAGAATAAATGGTTGCAAGAACATCTGCCTTATCCTGCTGACATTGATTGATAATTTCCTGCAACTTGGCTCTGATAGGTGCAGGAATACCCTTGCCCCACTCAATGGAACCATCAAGCTGGATTCCAAACAAGAAGTGGTCTTCTGCATCTACTATTGCCTTGATAAACTCTGGAGATTCAATTTCTCTGAATGGAAGAGCAAACTGGGAGACTACTTTATCCTTTGAGTCACCGAACTCTTGGGCAATATTCTCCTTATTGAACTTCTTATCAAGTTCTGTAGCTACCTCTGCCTTCTCTGCCTTAGTACCAATAGTGGCATCCTGCGCTTTGTTCTTAGCTGCAAGTTCATCTATTGCTCCTTGGGCAGTAATAGCAGTCATGCCGCTAGTCTCGTTGCTATAAGAGACAGCATTGGCAGTAGATGCTCCACCTGAGACGGTTATGTCTTTGATGGCATCCTCCAACTGATGGGTCTTTTCACCTATCTGCTGCAAGTTCTCTTGGTCTCCTTCAAGAAACACTTGCTTAGCAGAGGCAATCTTACCCTTCTTGGTTTTGGCTAGAAGCTCGTCTGTTAAATTTATACTCATATTATATAATCTTTATACGTTTATGATATTACTAAATTCCATGTAGCTGCGGTGAGAGGATTGGCTGTTCTGTATGCCTTGAAACTGCCTAGATTATTTGTGATAGTCTGAGGAGTAGCAAGAGTTACATCGAATCCTGCACTGGTTACACGGGTGATTGAGAGATAACTAGGTACTACTAGCCAGATGTAATCATTATCCTTGGTAGTTACTTTTGGGTTGAATGATACTCCTGTAGCTGATACCTTGTTGAGCGTATTGAGGATTTCTGCGGTCATGGTGGATGCTGGGTTCCCTCCAAAGTAGCAGAGATAGCGAGTCTGTGATGTACTCTTGCCAGTTCTGCCTTTCTTGGTTACTGCAAACTTGAAGATTTCTCTTGCTCCTTCGATTGTGGTAGATAGGGTTCCACCTGATGATGGAGTATCTGAGAGATTCTTAGGGGCACTATCGTTAACCTGCTTGCTGATGGTTGATGTATCAGGAACAAGGGGCTTGTTGTCGCTTGATACAGAATAGAGAATATCTGTCTGCATCGTACCTACGTTCGGAGTGATGGTAAAGGCTAGTGTGATAGGATAAACCGTATCATTCAGCTTGGCTAGACTCTCGTCAACGTCCTGAATCATTTCTACAAGTTCATCAGGAAGACCAGTTGCAGATTCTATCGCCTTACGAAGCTCAGGGTCTAGTTTTTCCTTTTTCAACGTTCCGTCAGCAATCTTATCGTTCGTGATAGACTTCCTTGCTACCTTTTCTGTAGTTACAGATTCGTTGGCGAAATGCTTGGATTCCAAGGATGCCTCACGAACAACTCTACCATCTACAGACTGGTCACCCAGCTTCGGATTGGTTACAGCCTTCTCTTCAACCTTCTCTGTGGTTACGGCTCCATTCTGAATCTTTTCTGTGATAACAGCACCATTCAGAATTTTGTCGTAAGAAACGGAATCCTGAGATAGTTTGGAATTATCTACAGAGCGTTCTGCCAATTTCTCATTGGTGATAGCATTGTCGGCAATTTGCGTAGTACCGAGTTGGTCAGACTTATTGACCTTCTCGTCAAGAGACTCTTTGACGGATTTACCCGAACTTTCATCCTTGATATATCTGGTATATGTCAAGGTCTCATCGGCAGTTCCGCTTACGAGCGTGTTGTTGTATATTACTTCTTTTGCCATATTATTTTAATTTAGCGTTATATGTATACTCTCCTGCTTTCAACTCATCTGTCCAATAAAAGTATATGTCTCCTACCTTGGTGGAGTAGAGGGATGCGATGAGTCCTGACTGATAGAACTCTACTGGCACACGGCTGGCAAACCAGATGTATGGTTTTTCTTTGGTGGTGGTGATGGTTATAGACTTACCTACTATGTCACCAACTACCTTGGCAAGGTCTTCCATGTTGAACTGGCACATATTCTTGGCAGCGGTGGCTCCATAATAATAGATGTTATCATCGCCATTTGCCATGATGCTTACGTAGCCTGATACGGCTGGAATCTCTATCTTGCCATCCTTGTAGGTTTCTCTTGTGATGTCGGTTCCGTCCATGACTACCTTCACCAAACCGAGATTGAAACCTTCGGCTGGAGTCAGCGTTGCTTCATACTTCTCGCCCAGCTTCAATGTAGCAGGAGTAGAGGAGAGGGTAACATCATCCAATGAGTAGACAAAGGTGCAGTCAGACTGGTTTTTGGTGACCATATAGTATCGAAGGTCGAACATTCCAACCGTCTCGCCTTGGAAGACTCCACAAGGAACCTTCACCCTATTGTTGGTCTCAATAATCTGCAAGATGTTTCGCTCCACACTCTTCATGGCATAACCATCGTAGTTCCATGATACGGCTACATTGTAGTTGCCGATGTCTAGGGTGGATGGGATATTGCACACCAGTACATTATGCTCTATGCCACCGATGGACGTGGGAACGATGATGGAATCATCGAAACAGCATTGCAGTTCCACCTTGATGTCGGACGCCTGAGTCATATCGAAGTCAACCAAGCGGTTGAACTCCTTAGACATATCCATCTTTCTGACCAAGATGTGGAGTTTGAAAGCGTTGCCTTGTACAATTTTATAAATCATATTTGATACACATTATTAATAATACGCAAAGATAGACAGAATTTTCTCTACCTATCCTTTATCCGTTAACACTTGAATAGAAAAACTTTAGATTAAGCCTTTCCAGCGTAGGAATTTGCGTTTTCGGCTGAGTTTTCCCTTCTTACTCTTGCAGTTGGTATGATAGACACAATCACGGAAGAGGTCTCTAACCTTCATGTCTTTATCTACCAGCTTTGTCTTCTTGAACGCTTCAAAATAGGAGCGGTTCATAATCATCAAGTTGCCCTTCTGCGTAGGGAGGACATAGAAGATGTCACCGTGGTTCTTCTTTGCTGCGAGGTCTGCCTTAGCCGTAGCTTGGCGGTACATGATTTCGCACTTGATGCGCTTGATAATGTTTTTTACTTTCATAATGGTAATTATTAATTATTGATATTATATGATGGTTGCTGCCGAAACAGAAACCTTTCTTCTCATTACTCTTGCCTGATATTGAATCATCTTTGGCATTTCCATTTCATTGAAACAGATGTGAAGTCCGATGGCTCTGGTCATGAGCAAATCATCGTGCTTTCCGTCGATGGCTCCGTATGCTCCGTTCTTCTTACGCTCGTAGGTAAGGAACTCATTCAGGCATCGTTGGTCACGCTCAACGTATAGATGCTCTCTGACTACCTGAACCAAAACAGAGATAACCATTGGCTTGGTTGCCACATTGGTATGGAATCCGTACTTGCGTGGAAGACCTTCCTTGATGTCAGCTTCGCTCTGCTTGCGTGCATAGAGATTATCGTACTCATCCTTTATTTGATTCAGGATGAACTCAGACTGGTCACCACCTTCCAAGATGTGCTCCTTGTCTTTCGTCTCCAAGGTGTTGGATTCAATCACCAATAGGGCATTGTCGTAGTACTTGGCTATCTGAGCTGCCTTCCATGCCAGCAAGTCCATATCTATGTGTCCGTACCATTGGGCTACCACGTATGGTTTGCCGCCTTCTATCATCCAATATCGGTCGAAGACACAGATAACAGACCAGTCTGCCTTACTACCTCTACCGCCAATATCCACGACAACCAGATAGCGGTTTGTGACCTTGCAATCGTCAAAGTACTCTGGCTTGCTCCATATCCACAACTGCCCAGTCTTGTCTTCTGTGAATCGAACATTCTGTAGGCACTTCTTGCCCTTATATCCGTCTCCATACACATCACCGATGAACTTAGGTGCTCGGCAACCTTTCTTGAACTGGTCAACCTTCTCTTCTGCAAATACCTTGGCTCCTGAGTGCTTAAAGGCCTCTACTGGGTCAGAAGGGAATCCGCTAGCCATATCGCCATGGTCAGTGAACTTCTTGCGCTCCATGATATACCAGTTGAGAGCTTCCAAAGGTGCTCCCATCTGCCACAACTTCCAAAGGTAGGTAACTGGCTCCTCACGATTAGACATCGTGTTGGTGTTGTTGCGGTTGTCGTACAACCATTTTGCGAACTCCTCTTTCTGTTTCTTACTCTCGAAGTCAAGATGGTATAGGTCGTAAATCTCGAACCAAGGTACGAAGAACGGCTCAAATACCGATTCTCCTGCTTCTGCTGCCAACCACTCCTGATGGAAGAAGTTTCCAGTACCATTTGCGGTTGATTCATATACTATCATCGTGTATGGTCTGTAGAGTACACCATTGGTCGCATTCTGTACAACTTCCTCAGGAGACTTGCCTTCCGTCTTCTCCCACAATCCCACCTCGGAACAATGGATAAGGTTGTAGTCTTCACCATTGGCAGAAGTTGGTTTCTGCATGGAACCCACCTTGATTTTGCAGAATCTCTGAGGAACCTTCTTGACGTTACCTGATGTTCCGAATCCTACAAACTTAGGCTCGTTCTCGGTATATGCTTCTCCCATTTCATGCAGGAACTTGACTGGGAACATCTTCAATGCTTCATCAAACATTCCTCGGATGGTTTCTGCGGTGTCCTTGACCTGAGCCACGATGAGCGAATTGAGTCCCTTCTGCCACATGAGTTGCAGCCAAAGGAAGTACATCTGAATAACCGTTGAACCTCCCCATTGTCGGGCTTTCAGCAGGATGAGACGGATAGGGCGATTCTTCTTTCTACGCTCCTCCAGCCACCTGAGCAATCTACGCTGCGGTCTTCTGAGCACAAAGCGGAAGGGGAGACCTCCACCTTTCGGCTTGATATAAATGAATACGGCAAAGAAAAAGAATGGGTCATGTTTCATTCTGATGCGAGTAAACTGCTCCACCAGTTGTTCCATTTCCTCCTCCTCGTTGTACGGCTCGTCTATATCTTTGTGCAGTTCCTCGATTACTGCCTTGCAGCTACCCAATTCAATGAGCATCTTCACGAGCGGAATCTTCTTCATTGATATAGGAAGGTTCTGTTTCTGAATCGGGTAATCGGGCAGGAAGAGCTGGAACCGCTTATCTCCACAACCTTCACCCTTGACGGGATTGAAGGGCGTGTTGATTTCCTTGATGCGTTTCTCGTTCTCCTGAAGGATGGATTTATAGTGCTTGGCTAGTGCATCGGTTACTGGCGGCTTGGTGGCGGTTACTTGTCTTGGCATAGCGGTGCGTTTAGATAACCCCACAACAGACCAAGTACATAGCAGTAGATGTGGACTCCAACTGCCATGCAGGGAATGAAGATTCCGATACTGATATAGATTAAGATAATTGTATTGTACCTTATCTTATTATTAACGTAAGGGGCAATAAAGCCCATGTAGGCATAGATAAAACCGCTGAGACCAATGATTGGTACGGAGGATTGGTAAGGATAGCTGATAGCGATGAGATAGAATGCGACCATGTGACCGATGCCACAAGGTGTGGCTCGATAACACTGATGGAAAACATATAAGTTGATGGCGGCATGGAAGACGTTCTGATGAAAGAACGGATAACTGATGCGCTGCCAAAGAGTGCAGCCATCTGACAAACCCATGCCATCATAGCCCATAAGAGTGATACACATTATTATAATGTACACTGCATAAAGCGCAATCTTCTCTTTCGCTCCTCGTAGCATCTTTTCTTCTCCTCCTTTCTCACCCTATAAAGTATGACGTGCATGGTTTGTGGAGTAAGATAGAAGCTGGGTGCTGGCTCGTAGCATACACGTTTGATAATATCCATCTTGGATAAGTGTGGATATTGCTTTCTATAATTCTTGAATCTTCTGAAAATCTCCTGATACATTGCCCTTCGGGTTGGTATCATATAATCAATGGATTTTCCCAACAATAAGTCTAATATGACTATATAAGCACGTTCTTCCGAAACCCAAAATCTACAGCTCGGAGACTGGGATAGCTTTTCCTCAATCTCTGAGAGTGTTATATTGTCTCCTGTCGTAAGTATCTCACGATAAGCCCTCAATATATCAGCATCACGTTCTTCTTTAAAATCACACCGTGAATCCTTATATTTCATATCTGACGCTGCAAATATACAAAAAATAATCGAATTAGTCGTATTAGAATAACGATAATTAACGGATAAAGTAGAAATTAGCCGAAAAAGCATTAATTTTGGGCATTGATTTATAAATTAATACATATATATATGCCAGATAATACAAATATTGAACAGAATGTTGGTGCTGCCAAGCAGCAGGAAACGAAGACCAAGAGAGACTTGGCTTTGGAGCGTTTGAAGACCCGACACCCAGACACGGAGTATGCGGATGATGAAGCTATGTATGGCGCAATCAATGATGATTATGATGCCGACCAGAAGGCTTTGCAGGGTTATAAGGATAATGAGAAGGCGATGGGTGACTGGTTGGGCAGTGACCCTGAGGCAGCTACCTTCCTACAAGCAATGAAGGCAGGTAGGAGTCCTTACGCTGAGTTGATTCGTACACATGGCGAGGATGCCATTGACTACTACTCTGACCCTGACAATGCGGATGAGATTGCATCGGCTCAGTCGGAGTTCTTGCAGAATGCTGCCAACGGCAAGAAATTGCAGGAGGAGTATGACAAGAACATGCCAGCCAGCTATGAAGTATTCGACAAGTTGGAGGAGAAGTATGGTGAGGAAGCGGTAAACGAAGCTATCGACCAGTGCTTTCAGACTATGCGCAATGTGGTGACTGGTAAGTTTACTGAGGATATGATTACTGCTTTCATCAAGGCTAAGAACCATGATACCGATGTGGCTGATGCGGCACATGAAGGTGAGGTTCGTGGTAAGAACAGCAAGCACGTCAAGAACCTTGAACTGAGAAAGAAGGGTGATGGTACTGCCGACCTTGATTCTGCCAATGCGGAGACCAAGCAGACAGATAACCAGCCAAACCTAGGTGCGCTTGGTAGGGCATCACGTAGGGGAAATATCTGGGAGCGTGGCAATGAGAAGAGAACACGCATTCGATAAGGTGAAAAGATAATATATAATGTTTAATTAATATTTTGGATAACAATGAAGAAAAGTAACAAATTTAATCGGCTGCTTTCCATCTTTCTGATGGTAATGGCAGTTATTTTTGGAGTGAATGGTCAGGTTATCATGGCTGAGGCGGCTCTGCCTGATGGCGGTAGTACAGAGAGTGGTCACGCTGCGGAAGCTGGTGGTGCTCCTGCTGCTGGTGAAGCTGGCAATGGCGGTGCGGCTCGTCAGGATGATGGTATCAAGACCGAGACAAAGGGTCGTGAGCACTTTAACGAGAATGGCACGGAGTATTATCTGAACGACATCAACGACAAGATTACCAAGATTCGACCGACGGCTACTCCTGTTGACCAGATTTCACGTTATGCTACAACTATTTCTGCTGATTCGTTTGTAGTTGAGTACTGGAGCATCGGTACACGTCCTATCAAGACTACCGTTAAGGAGGCAACAGAGGAGAGTAATGGTACATCTATGGTGTTGAAAGTAGAAGACCCTGCAATGTTTACGCTGGACGATACCATCCGAGTGGTTGGTGTGAAGGCGATTACCAATTATAAGGGTGTAGCTTATTCAACCATTACTGATGCTCCTACTCCTGATTTGGAACTTTGTGTATGTGGCAAGAATACAGAAGGATATCCGATAGTATATGCCGTAAATGGTAAGTTGGTAAATAAGCAGGCTATCGGTATTCCTGCTTTGAAGAAGGGACAGAAACTTCTTCGTATGGCTAAGAGTTGCGGTGAGTTGGATGTTCAGACTGGTCGTTTCAATAATCTTCCTACTGCTGATATTCAATACTGCCAGAACTTTATGATTCAGGTGGAGCAGAGTACCTTCGATAAGATTGCTGATAAGCGAGTTGATTGGAATTTTTCAGACATTGAGGAGGATAGTATCTACGATATGCGTCTTGCTATGGAAGGCACTTATCTCTTCGGTGATATGGCTTGTATCAAGCACGAAATTAAGAATAACTCTGCCCAGTGGTTTACAAAGGGTATCTGGTGGTTGGCAGGTAAGGATATTGAGGTAGGTCATATTGCTACTGCTGACGAGGTCGCGAAGGGTTACAACAAGAATGAGCGAGTGATTACTGATTTGGAGTTGGTTGATATTTCCAAGGACTTGTTTGTGGGTACTGGTATCGGCAACAAGCGCAAGGTAATTATTGCTGGTTCTGCCTTCGTGAGTGCGTTCAGTAAGATTAAGTCTGATAAGTTCCGTTTGAAGGACACCGTTGAGGTTTGGAACTTGAAGTTCAAGAGTTGGGAGACTGACTTCGGTGAGGTGCTGATGATTCACTCTGAGTTGTTTGACCTCTTCGATATGAGTGACTGCGGCTTCGCCCTTGACCCAGAGTTCTTGGTTAAGCGAGTACACTTGTCTTGGACACGTAACGTGCTCGACCTGAAGAAGGCTGGCATCCGTAACACCGATGCCGTAGTTATTCAGGAGGTCGCTTGTCTGTACTTGAAGTATCCTAAGGCTCATGCTCGTATGCGCCTTGCTAAGGTTCCTGAGGAAGTTTCTCAGGCAGACGATTCTGAGGTGAAGGCTGCTGCCTAAAAGAGAGTTGAATTGCAAATTATTCATTAAATAGTGAGGGGTGTGGGCACTAGCCCCATCCCTTTTTTAATAACACATATATAATAAGGTATAATCATGTTTAAGAAATATCAAGCTGGTTCGGATTTGGCATTCAGCGTTATGGTAGGTAACGAGAGAATGCGCATTGTTTTTGAGGGTAAGACCATGGGAAGTAGTATCTATATGACAAGAGACCCTAAGGTACAGAAGGCTATCGAGTCTCATTATTGGTTCAACGACAAATTCTTCTTGGTGGAGAGTATTGACGAGAAGAAGGAAGCTGCGGAAGCCAAGAAGAAGGCTGCTGCCAAGGCAAAGAAGAAGGTGGCTGACGAGAAGAAGACTCACATTGTGACAGATGTTGAGGATGCCAAGGAATATCTGGCAGAGACCTTCGGTGTGAGTCGTTCCAAGATGAAGACCAAGGACGATATTTTGGCGATTGCCAAAGAGAAGGGTGTTGAACTAGAAGGATTGGAATAATGAGTACGTATGCTGTATCTGAACTGGTGAAAGAAGTGAAGGTGCTCTTGGACAGGAACCAAGAGACTTCGGGCTTGCTGACTCCTACCGATACTGATACCTTGTCACAAGGCGAGTTGATTCAGAGTAAGATAGTAGATGCAGCAAGAATCATATTGAAGGATGCTCCTGCCAGTATGCTGGATGGTAAGACTTTCAATGAATTGAATACTGCTTGGGCTGAATCAAATGGTGCTTATGTGGGAACCGAATATCTGCCTTCCGACATGATTAGACTCCTTAACGTGAAGGCTAGTGACTGGAACCGCTCGGCTGAGATAATAACAGAAGAGGATGATGCCTACAAGATTCAGTGTAACCGATTCGGAGTAAGGGGAAATCCTGAGCGACCTATCGCTGCACTCATTCATAATAGCGGTAATCGGTACTTGGAACTTTTCACAAGCAAGAGTAATACGGCTACCGTATCGCTTACCTATGTGGGTATGCCTTCTATTAGTGAAGGTAATATTGATTTGCCTGAAACATTGAAGGATTCCATCGTGTATATGGCTGGCTACCTCACTTGCATCAGTCTTGGCGATACCGATACCGCAAGCGGATTGCTTGGGGTGGCTCGGAAGCTGGCACATATTGTTGAACCTACAACATCATAAATTATGGCAAAGAAGAAAGAAGAAACAAAACTGCTATCGTTGAGCAGGGTGCTTGACAAGGAAGAACTGGATAGCGTGAAGGCATCCAAGAACCGATTTGACAAGCCATACGAGCGTGCCTTCTCTATCTTGCTGGAGGCTCAGCGATATTACAATAACATGGATAACTTCCGAAAGCGAAGACTGAGAAACAAGCGATATTGCTATGGAGACCAATGGGGAGATACCATTGAGTTCAAAAGCAAGTGTGGCTTTACTAAGCGTATCAGGGAGGAAGACTATATCCGTGAGCAGGGTAGCGAACCATTGAAGAACAACCTTATCCGTAGGTTGGTGAAGAATGTGCTGGGTGTATATCGCTCTCAGAGCAAGGAGCCAACATGTAACGCAAGAGATAAGGATGAGAAGCGATATGGTGAGACCATGAGCGTGGTGCTGCAATGTAACCGACAACTGAACCGAGAGACGGAACTGGATGCACGAACCATGGAAGAGTTTCTGATAAGCGGTGCTGCTATCTATAAGAAAAAGTATGGATGGCGAAGAGGTAGGTTGGATTGCTGGACGGACTACGTGAACCCGAACAATTTCTTCATAGACAACAATATGAGGGATTTCCGTGGCTGGGACGTGAGTTGTTTGGGTGAGGTGCATGATATTACCATCGGCAACGTACTGAGAGAGTTTGCCAAGTCTCCTGCTGAAGCTCGTAAGTTGAAGGAGATATACAGACTGGCGGCTAACCGAGATTTCGTGATTGCAGACTGCACACTGCGATTCGGTGAGTTCGACCCTAAGACCATCGACTTTATGAATCCTGCCAACCCTTCGCTCTGCCGAGTGATTGAGGTTTGGCGCAAGGAGAGTAAACCGAGATACCGATGCCACGACTACAACAATGGTGACGATTTCAAAATTGATATTGAGGATAAGAAGGAGATAGTAGAAGAAGAGAACGAAAGAAGACTGGCGAGAGGTCTGGCTGCTGGTATGTTGGAAGACGATATTCCTATGATTGAAGCCGAGTGGTTTATGGATGATTACTGGCATTTCTACTATCTTTCTCCTTTCGGTGATATTCTGAGAGAAGGCGAGACTCCTTATGCTCATGGCGAGCATCCATACTGCTTTAAGTTCTATCCGTTTATTGATGGCGAGATTCACAGCTTCGTGGAAGATGTGATTGACCAGCAGAGATACGTGAACCGACTTATCACGATGTATGACTTCATCATGAGGGCGAGTGCCAAGGGTGTGCTGCTCTGTCCTGAGGATTGTCTGCCTGATGATATGAGTTGGGATGATTTCTGTGACGAGTGGAGTAGGTTCAATGGTGTGGTGAGATACAAGCCGAACAAGAGCGGTCAGGTTCCTCAGCAAGTGGCGAACAATTCTACGAACATCGGTATCGGTGACTTGCTCAGCTATCAGTTGAAGTTCTTCGAGGATATATCGGGAGTGAATGGTGCGCTGCAAGGCAAACCAGGAGTATCGGGTACGAGCGGTTCGCTTTATGCCCAGCAGACACAGAATGCTACCATGTCGCTGCTTGATATTTTGGAGACTTTCAGTCAGTTTATTATTGATGGTGCTTACAAGACCGTTAAGAATATGCAGCAGTACTATGACGTGGCTCGCAACTTCAATATCGTGGGTAGGGCAGGACAGATTGTGCACTATGACCCTAAGAAGATTAGAGACGTGGAGTTTGACATCAACATCACGGAAAGTACGGCTACACCTGTTTATAGACAGATGGCGAATGAGTTCCTTATGACCTTGTGGCAGAATCAGGCTATCACGCTGGAGCAGTTGCTGCAAGTAGGAGATTTCCCATTTGGAGAGGAGTTGCTGCAATCGGTTGCATCCAACCAGCAAGCCATTCAGAATGGTGAGACTCCACAAGGATTCTCTCCTCAGCTTCAAGCCCAAGTGGCTCAGGCTTCACAGAGCAATCCGAAGGCTCAGGCGATGTTGCAGCAGATGATGAGCGGTCAGGGAGTTAGTCCTGACGGACAGAATCCACCATTGGCGGCTTAGTTTATAGTTTATAGTTAATAGTTTATAGTTATGATTGCAGACAAACCAAACGACAAGAAATGGTATGGCAATGGGAAACCTGATGCCAGCCAAAGTGGCAATGCCAGCAAGGGTATTGCTACGGAGACCCAAGGGAGGGAAGACAAGCCCGAACTTTACGAGAATGACGTTATCGGAAAGGTGGCGAAACGGAAGAAAAACGACATCTGGACGAGGGGTGGAGAGAAGAGAATCAGATTTAAGGACGAATAAAGAAAGGAGGTGTTTTAATCGTAACTGTATTTGTCTGATATTCAGATAGCTACAGAAATGTCTACGAGTTTATGGTGCTGCGTTTAAGATATTGGTATCTTTGCAGCATCATAAACTTTTAATTTTTATATTATGGATTTTGTAGATTTCGTAGAAAAGTATCAGCAGGAGTTGACTCCTGAGCAGATGTTGGCAGTAGCTAAGGCAGTCGGCAAGTATCTCTCATGCAAGTTGAGCGATGTGGAGGAGCATCATCTTTGTGCGATGGTGTATGGTGTGTTGAGCGAAGAGCATTTTGATAAGCACTTTGCCGATGATGCAATTTGCAAGATGTGGTATGAGGATGCTGACGGAACTAAGCACATGGCTCCCTTCTTCTCGGATGATGAGATAAGAGAAGCCTTTGAAAAGCATCAGGATGATATTTCTGACTATACCATTTATGACTTGGCGGTAACTATGAATCTGTTGAGGAGTGACCATCATCTGATGCTGAAACGATATAGCAAGGATGCAGACGAATTGAAGGAAATGGTGGTTCTGATGGCTATAGAGTATCTGCAAGACCCTGATTGCTTGCATCCGACAAGCAAAATATGGCATACTATTAACGGATAAAGTGACTATTTGGGAACTATTTCTTATCTTTGCATATTATTAATGTTAATAGTATAAAAAGATAAGTTATGACTCCAAACGTACGTGAAGGATTGCAATATGGTACAGCCATTGGAATGGTAGTGAGCGGCATCGTCCTTGCCTTCCTATCATTCTTTCTGAACAACTATATTATTTCGGATGGTGTGCTCTGGTACATCAGCCAAGCGTTGGTTTACTCTGGGGCTATCTTCGGAGTAAACATTTATTTTAAGACCAAGTTGGGTAATTTTGAGAGTAAGGTGAAGGACGAACTCGCAAATATGTTGAAACAAGTAAAGGAGAGTAAATAATATGATGGTAACAAGAGAACAGATTTTAGAGATTATGCCGAACGCAAAGGCTAAGGTGGATGCTTTTCTGCCTTACATCAATGGTTATGCTGAGGCTTTCCAAATCGACACACCTAAGCGAATGGCTCACTTCTTGGCTCAGATTGCACATGAGAGTGGCGAACTGAGATATACCAAGGAACTTGGAAATAAGAACTATTTCCATAAGTATGATGTGGGTAAGTTGAAGAACATGCTCGGTAACTTGAAGGATGGTGACGGCTATAAGTATCGTGGCAGAGGCTTGATTCAGATTACTGGCAGAGCCAACTATCAGGCTTTTCAGAATAGTAAGCAAGTTACTGACGATATAATGGAGCATCCTGAAATATTGGAGCAGCCACGATATGCTACCAAGAGTGCTATGTGGTGGTGGTGGAAACACGGCTTGAATAAACTGGCTGATAGTGATAGCTTTCTTGCTATTACCAAGACCATTAATGGTGGTACTTACGGCTTAGAGCATAGACGCAAGTATTTGAAAAGAGCATTGGTAGCACTCAAAGTGTAGGCTTATGAAGAAGTGGTACGATACTGATTTCTGGCAACTCCTGATATACGTTTTGGGTATGTTGCTGATAGCTTTTCTTCTGTCGGGATGCAAGACAAAATACGTCCCGATGGAAAAAGTTATATGTCGGGACGTAGTAAAACACGATACGCTGCATACTTCTGACAGCGTTTTTGTGCGTGATTCCGTATATCTCAGACAGAAGGGAGATACTTGTTTTCTTGACCGATGGCATGAGAAGACCATCTATAAGAATGTGTATAAGGTGAAGGTGGATTCCTTTCTGAAAAGAGATTCTATCCCAGTGCCCTATCCAGTAGAGAAGGAGTTATCCAAGTGGGAGCAGTTTCAGTTGAAATACGCTATCTGGTCATTTGGAGCACTCTGTGTCTTGCTAGTCGTTTTGGGTTATAAACTATATAAAAAGATAAAGAATGGCAGACTTAATAATTACAATCAAGAGAAGTGACGTGTATGAGGAGGTAGCGAAGACTACTGCCTACATAGGCGCAAAGAACAAACTGGAGGATGGAAAGTCGGCATTTGACCAAGTTTTTGTGACGGATGCAGACTTGGCAATGATTGAGCGATTCTATAATGAATCGGTTGATACATTGATGAATCTCCTGAAACAATTTGTTGAAGAGATTAATGATGAGGATGGAAACATCAACTGGAAGCTGACCTTATCAAGTAGATTTGATACAAAAATGGAGCCTTCCATTATCCGTTCCGCTACATCATTTCTAGTGAACAGCATCATCGGAAAATGGTGTGAGATTACTGCGCCTGACAAGGTGAAGGAGTATGCAGATAACGCTACTGCGCTTCTTGCAGACATTAAAGATAAGGTTTTTCATAAGTCTGCACCGAGTAGAGTAAAACCACAATAATTTCTTTAAAATATAACTATATGGCAAAGACATTAACGATTACATTGTACATGAGCGAACTCTTGTACGATTTTAGAAATAAGGCATTCTTGACTGGTCGGTCACGCAAGGCTGATGGAAAGGATGCTGAGTTTGCATCCAATATGCAGGCTAGTGATGATGATTCTGACAAGAATCAGGTTCTTCGTAGCATTCAGAATGCTTATGGTCAACTTCTCGTAGAATTGAGTGAAGGATTTCATGGAGTTGCTACTGCTACTTCAAAGAATGAGTTGCTGGAAGAAAGTGACATCACTCTTAAATTAGATGTTCCTAGGAATTTCAATCTAGGAGTAAGAGACAGCCTAAGTTCTGCTATTCATGACTACATCATCAACAAGGCTCTGATGGATTGGTATATGATAACCAACAAGGATGATGCAAAAGATTATGCAGATTTGTCTGCTGTAGCATTGCAGAATATCCATAATGCTTTCTATCGTAGGGAGCGACCAACAAGAACAGCAATAGAATAATAATAATGAGTTATGAGAACTTGTAGTGTTGGGTATAAGGTAATGATAGAGCTTCAGAAGAAGGAACTGGTGTTTGATATCAAGAATACGGCTTTTTCTTTTGCTGACTCTTATTCCAAGCAGAAAGGTGTAGATGCCGAACAATTAAAGAATGTGTTTGATGTATCAGAGGAAGGAAACAGAGACAAGTTAGCAAGGATTCTAGACTCAGCAGTAGAGGATTGCAGAGAAATGCTTTTCCGTTTCACAAAGGTGAAAATGCTCGGTGGCGGATTTGATTCCAACGAGTGGGAAGAGTGCATAGGTTCGCCTACCAATGAGGAGGATGCTTATTACTTGGCTATGCGGATTCCGCAAGGTTTTTCTAAGACAAGTGTACATACCATGACCGTCTACTTGCATGACTACATCGTGAACCAATGCCTTTATGAATGGTTGATGATTGTTTATCCTGATGGTGCTGATAGATTCTGGGAACTCGCTGAGGATAAGAAAAAGAAGATTAAGGATGCGAGTAACCGCTCGGCTGGTAGAGCGAGAATCAGGTTGCATCCATTTGGCGGCTAGTCGTTTTAGCCTAAGATAAAGCAAGGGTAGCTATCCATCACGGACGGCTACCCTTTATTTTTTATATAGTAAAGAAAAACATTTATCTAAGTTTATGTTCCACTAGATGTGGATTCCTGCTTGGTTGTTACTGAACCAGTAACAGCGGCATCAACATTTCCGCTTACTGATGCGCTGACAGAACCACTTACAACCGTCTTGATAGACTCAGGTAAAGTCTTGACATTAACATCTGTAGCTGCCAGCTTCAATCCGTTCTTCTGCTGGTCGGCATACTGGTTCTTATCCTGAGCAATCAAGTTACTCATAGCTATAGCTATGTTGTATAGCAGTTTATCGGTGTCGCTGCTGAGAGAATCGGAATCAACCGATGCGTACTTGTTGCTCTCAACGGTTGCCGATGTTGTCTCCTTCTCACGATAAAGAACTGCCTGATTGATGAACTCCTGAGCAAACAAGAATGACTTGCTTACAAGTTGCTTAATCTTGGTGTTGTCTATATTGAGCGGATTCGTATACCGCTGGAGCATAGACTGCAAGCAACTTGCTGCTACTTCTTCTCTAGGCTGTAGGGTAGCGATTGAGAAGATTTCCTCTGTTTTGTCACTTTCCTCTGTTCCACCTGTTTCTGATGTGGTTGCTATTCCATTTCTAGGGAATGGGCGAGCGTTTGATGTTCCATCGGAAGAAGTTTCTCTGACAAGTTTCGTTCCAGTTGTCTTTGTGATAGAGGATTCTACTATCTTTAGCAACTGCTTATCTCCATTTACATAAAAATAGCCATTTGCTAAAAACTCATATTGCTTTCCGTCTAACATGATGTAGCCGAAGTAGTCTGACCTTCTTATTTCATAGAACTTTATTTCTGTAGCTATATGCACTTTGTTGTTGGCATCCATATAGCCTACGGATGCTCCATTTCGTGCACGCTGTGAATCGAAAGCTAATAATGTATATTCTGCCATAATTATCTGAGTTTATTTTGTAATCTTGATTGGAACTCTGTAGATAGTGCGCTGATAGATTCGTTTGGAGCAAGGTTACCCATGAACACGACCCTGAAATATTTGTATGGGGAACCTACAAGATTTCTGAGATACATATTTGTAGACGAACCAACGTAATACCAATTAGATAAATCATTACTTCCAAATAGAACCGTTCCACACTTTCCTTCCTGAATGATTCTGAAATATCCTCTTGTGATACAATCAAACATGGTCTTATAAGCATCTTGTCCAAGTGTTAAAGGTCGGCTGCAAAGGAAGAATGGAACATTATCTATAGGTTCCTTTACGTACACATCAAGTATGTTTCCTGCTTTGTCTGTAGCGTATGACTCAGGATATATATTTACTCGCTTGTTGAAGACATTGTGCATGGCTCCCCACATCTTGCTTTTCAACGAGTAAACGTAAGCGTAGGTGTAGTTCGGATTGAAGAGGATGATTCGGGCATCGTAATAATCGTAAATCATATCAGCTTCTTCGAGATATTTACGGAAACGGACATACTTCACATCTGGCTCAGGAATGTTACCTAGCGCAAGGAGTTTATTCGGATAGGTATTATCTTTTGTTGAATGTGAATAAATGGATAGAAAATCGAAAGGATAATTATCCAGTACATCGGTAAGACAAACAGACTCTCTTCCTTGTTGCATCATGATACCTCGCTCTGTCGGGAACAGAACTGCATCATCAATCTGCAAAATGCCTTTAGGGTTGGAGCAAATATCTCTATTGGCTGGCTGTCGGGCAATATAGGTTCCTTCTTCTCCAAGCATCAATACCCATACACCTTCATCGGTAAAAGCGTATAGAGGTGCATCACCAAACTGACCTTCGCTTATTGGTCTAGTGTTAGCAGCAAGTGCATTTATGATAGAAGAACCAACCTGAACACTATTCTTTGCAGGGAAGATTAGAGGATTCTCAGCTTCGCTTACTTTTACAACAGAAGAATATGGAAGTGCATTTGTATTTGTTTTATAGTTTTCGTATTTGCTGACAATATTATTCCATTCCTCTTCTGATGATTTTTCCCATGGCAAAGCAAATTGCGGTACGTTTTCCTTTCCTTCTCCAGCTACGTAAAAAGAGAATGCTGTAGTTTCGGAAGAATGCAAGTTAACCGTAGATTTCTCAAACACAGAAGTTCCAGTCTTTTTGTAGAATGTTATTTCAGATACATTTAAGATTGGCACACATACAAAGTAATATAGTCTTGCACCTAAATCATCAACCTTGCACCAAAATTCTTTGTTTGATGCTTTTACTCTAACTATTCCTTCTGTATTTAATTGTGCATCGTTTGGTAAGTTTGATAATGCTGGAGTGATATTACTTATCAAATCAACATTATATCCTTCTTTTACGTTCCCAACATGAAGTCTATTATTGTATGTAATCGCACATTTACCTCCTAAATCAGAACGGTATAGGTTAGCCAAAGATAAAGACTCTTCCGTTCCCTCAACTCTTTTGAGTTGAAGTTCTTTGCCAATTTCGTCTTTACTGATAAATAGTGAATGATAGAATGATAGGGAATCTATAGCATTTGCTGCTTCCTTTCCTGACATCATTGTGAAAAACATTTCACCTTGGTCTTTATCATTTAGTTCAGGTACAACGTATTTTGCTGCTGCTGATTCTAAATTAACGAATGATTCGGCTTTGCTTAAAAAAATATCAATGCCTTGTATAAGATTTGATATTTTATCAAGATTATCTATGTTTGCGCTAATAGTCCAAGTTGCTATTGCTGGTCCAATCGACCAAAATCTCTTATTGTAAGGGTCAACACTAACAGAAGCTAAAGTTGAACTATTCCAGTCAAGTTTAAAAATATTGGAAATGCTGTAGTATGTACCATCGTATAACCTGATGGCTGCTACTCCAAACACAAAATATTTTTGCCATTGTTTTCCTCTGTCGGACAAAGTCTTATTAATTACAGCGTCAAACATGTTGAAAACTTTTGAAACTTGATTTACATTCATTCCAGTTATCTTTCTACCAGAAAAACTGCTTTCATAAGTAACATAGTCCCAAAATTCATCACCTAGCGAGATTTCTGCTGAACCACCTTGATAATCAAATTCTTTAAAACCGATTTTGATTCCATAGTTAAAGTTATCTCTATCAAATAGCTGATAATTATCGTCAATCCAATATAAGTATTTGATAGATATTTCTCCAACAAAATTAACTATATTGCCTACTGCTGTGACGGCATTAACGTGGAATCCGTTCAAGTCGATGGTGTTCTTGGTTCCGTCTCCACCTTTTTCCATCCAGTACCAAGTATCATCTGATTTACGGATGATGTAGTGGGAGTGAATCGTTTCATCGTGTGTTACCTTATGCACCAGTTCAATGGTATCTCCTGCATCCAGCGTGATGTTCGGCTCAGCTACTACTGGCTGGTGGATAGGGTGGAGTGCCCCATCCTCGTTGATGAGGTTGAGGCAGGTTGCCAACTCACCATCCTGACAATTATAGTCGGATGGTGAGTGTGTCAAGCCTTGAAATATTACTTCTTGTCTTGTTGCCATGTGCTCGAATTTAAGTTTGGTCGCATGATTTCGTAATAAGGTTCTCCTTTTTTTGACTTGCGTGGTATGCAAGTAAGGCGAACCATTCTGTTGAGAGGAAGGTTGTACTCATCAAGGATGGCGGTGATGGAAGGGTAGTCACTTCTGAATCCTACCTTCTTATACTCCTGATTGTATTGAAGCTGAGTGAAGGCGGTATTAACTTTGTGAAGGTTTTCCCAGTCCTCACGCATACAGAATCCGTATGTTCCTCTTTCGGACAACCTGAACACGAAGATAGAGGTGTCTAAACGTTCCTTGCGCATGATGTGGTCATAGATACCCTTGGAGAGCGTGACCGAGTTGGCTCTTCCGTCCAGTACCACAAAATCGTTGCGGTGTCTGAAACCATTGACTTTATCTATTAAATACTTGAATTTCATTTTGCAAATATACTATGAATTTATGAAATGCTTATTTTATCTGTTAATGATTCACGTCTTTTCCTGTTGATGGCTTGCATCTGTCTGACGGTTCTCTTGGCATTCTCGCTACGAAGACAACCACAAGAACGTGTGAATCCTGAGAGCAGGGCAGAACTGAGGATTCTCTTTCCTCTGCCACAATCACACTTTCATATCCAATATACTCCGTTTCTTGCTCCCTTTTCAGAAGGGGCACGGCGGCAGACAACCAGTCTGCCAAACCTTTGCCCAGTGAGGTCTTTAATCTTTGCCATGTTACTTCTCAGCCAGTTTCTTTGCCTCTTCAACTGATACTGGCTTTCCGCTGAGAGGTATGCGGAAGTCGAACTTTGAACGGAAACCGTAATAGCCTACGAAATCGAAGCTCTGTTTCATACGCTCATCTGTGGTGATGTACTTCTTGTAAGCCTTCACCTCCTTCTCTGAGCGGTAGATGGTAGAGTTGACGAAATAGGAACTGGTTCCCTTGTTGGCGATTACTGCAATAAAGAACTGCTTTCCAAGGAACTTCTCCTTGATACGCTGAATGATTGAGATTTTCTTTGTATTCATATATTAAATCTGATTAAATATTATGATGAGTGCAGATAGGCTGCACTATTCTATTCCGCAAGATACGATGCAATCTTCTGTGTTGATACCACGATAGTATTCACATCGCTGGCAAGCAAGACTACCCACCATCAGGATTTCGTGAGTGTATCTGCCTTGTATGGCGAAAGGGCATGGAGTGGTGTACTCGAAGTGTCCTCCGACAAATTCGTTGACGTTATATTTTGGATATTTCATAGTCTAATTTTATACGTTCACCGATTAAAAATAAATGTTCGTAGTTTTCTCTATAAATAGGAAAAACATTTGTTTGTGTCTTTCCACATGATTTTGGCTCAGGGCAGAATCCTCTATAGATACATTGTGGGACACAAGCAGCAGCAAGACATGGTTCGATTTTCCACAACTCTTCAATCACTTGCATCCATATCTTTCTTGTCTCGTAGGAAGCCTTGTTGCATAGTCTCAGTTTTGATATATTGATAATCTCCTGAGCGTTGAGAGATAGCTGCAAGTTGACCAAATCATCCTGACGCATATCGTGGCGAGATACCTTTGAGCCAGTAATATCTGGTCTAGATGTGGAAACGAATGGCTGAGCATGAACGTGGCGAACAAAATGGTTGCTCACCCAGTATGGTATGCCATACATCTTAATATCGAACTCCAATTCTCTGAGCGGTGAATGCTCGCTGAGAATCATCTGTTTCTTGAACTCATCGCTAGGCTCATGTCCTAGCGGTTCTTTACCTTGTGTGAACCGAGCAGCATCCACAACACGCTGCCAGTCCGTTACTCTTGTAATTTCTATTTTCATAATTTCTACTCTTTGTTAATGTACTTCCCTGCTAAGAAGCCTAACACAAACCACATAATCGTGTAGAAGATAATGATTAAAGGTATAACTATAACTTCTAACATATTCTATTCTTTATTTTCTTTTTCTGCTACATCATCACCAAGAATATCCTTGATTTTCTTTTCGATGAACTCATCAGAAGAGAGTTCTTTTATAAGGGCATCAATATCTGGTAATTCTGCATCAGCTCCGTCCTCTTTCTTTATAGATGAGGCATAGTCCTTTAGTGCTTTCACCCAAGGGCTATTAGCCATATCTGCCAATGAATCCTTTTTGCTTTCATAGGCATTCTTTAACTCTCCGTTATCACGGAAATATCTGAGCACTTCCGTCAATGCAGCAACAAAGTTCTTGTCTAGCATCGGGTTGTTCTTTGCCTCTTCCAGTTTAAGCATCAGGAAGAGTAATGATGAATGTAAATCTGTTTTATCCATAACTACTTATATTGTTAAATTAATTGCCTTTTTGATACGATGGTCGAACTTGTTGCGGTATTTACACTTGATTCTATCATCACAGAACATATAGCAACCATACCCGTTATAAGCTTCATTAAACTTCGCTTTCCAGTAAGGAGAAGGGTGTTTGCTAGGATAATCAGCAAAAATGTCTGCTTTCATTATCTTCTTAGCTAATCTAATCTTCATCATTCCACCTCCTCCCAATCATCTGCGAGAATATCCTCAGAATCATTGAATACGCAAGGGAATATTTGTTCATCACATACAGCCCAAATAGTCATACCGACAATATAGATATAAGCTCTACATTCTTCCCAAATTTCTCTTCTTACTTTCTTCCCTTCCTTCATTCTTCTCAGAGCCTCCGAGAAGTCAAATATTTCCTTTCTCATTTCTTCTTTCTTTTTAATACTCATACGTTACTTCTTTTTATCGAAATTGTTGCCAACAACTTTACCATCAACCATTTCGTCTTCTTTTATGTAATAACATAAAGGATAAGAAAATACTCTTTTATTGTAACCAATTAAGGAAATTGCAAAAGTGCCTTTAGCGTAAACGATTTCAGATTTAGACTCTCCTTCTAGAATATCACCTTCCCAAATCTCATTGCCTTCACAATCTTTCAATCCTGTAAACTGACAGACGGTAGAAGGGTCAACTCTAGGGCATAGTGTGCGTCCATTCCCACCTTTCCCCATATAAATATGAGTACCATCAATCTGATGTACTAAGTCTCCATAGACCCATTCACCATTATAAATACTCTTCGCCTTGAACTTGATTTCTCTTTTCATAAGCTATAATTCTTCTTTTTCAAATTCTGTTTTTGGAATACGATAATAAACCGCTTTTCCAAAGAATTCTTCTACGCCATTTAAGGGCATTAACTTTTCTAAGATATCATGTACCTTCGTGCCTTTTCTCACACTAATAGCTATATAATCATAGCTATTATTTATCATCAATAGTGAGTTATTTGTCATGTACACCTTGCCATTCTTGGAAAGATTACTATGATTTCTTGAAGGCTGATAGTATAACCCACTAGCCTTATGCTTAATTCTGTAAGGTTTTATCATAACTATTCTTATTTAAGTTCGACTGGCTCATCGCTCCAAGACAATTCCCTTCCAATGAGCTTCTTAATTCTTCCATGCGGAAGAACCATTTTATCACCCCACCATTCTCTATGTTTCTCACATCTTTTCGGTTTAAGCCAAAAAGCTTTTTCTATACCATTATAATCAACGGCAAGCCATATACTATAATTTTTAGGTAGTGCCATAACTATTCCTCCACTTTTATACCAAATGGAGTGCCATCGGCAAATAACAAATTCTTAAAGCTACTTTCAAATGTCTCATCTTCATATCCACGGAAGTGACAACCATTAGTAACTAAGCATGTAAATGCACGATGTGTCTGATAATTAGCAAAGTACTTATCTTTAACAACACCAAACGGCTGGTGCTTCTGCATTTCATTCCAGCACTCCTCAGCATCCTTGAAAGGACGGTACTTTGGTTCTGGCTTGATGCGAAAAATATCAGGTACATCTTCCAAAGTTCCCATTGGTAAACCTTCTCTTTCTGTTAGGTCAACCCATCTGTCTCTTTCATTTAAGATTTGAATAATCTTACCTTCTGCAAAGGCAGAGATAATATTCATGTTCTTTTTTACGTTTTCTCTAGTCATACTTCTAATTCTTTTAAAATCATTTTTACCAAGTGATAATTATCTCCATCCCAACCTTCATCTAATGCTTTGCCATCAGAAGAAGTATGATGCCTATTGACGTAATCAAAGATTGCGTTGCAAAAGAAATCATCACTTGTACCCTCG